GAGATACATCTTGATCATTTAAATAAAAATAAACAATTCCATTTCGTGGATCCATAATCGCATGAGCATATTTATAATACGTATCATAAGTCACATTTATATAAATTATCTCTTCATGTCCCCGATACCCATCAACCATTAGACTCTCATATGAAAAAAGAGTTCCAAACCACATTTATTATTTAATGTCTATTATCTTTATTTCTATGAGCAATCTCATTTCTTGCAGCAAACTGAAGACCATAAGGAGCGCCCGGAACCTGCCCTCTAGCATATCGGTTCAAAGTATTTCTTGTCATTTTTGAAACGCGTTTACCATTATTTATTATACGCTTCTCAAAATTAGTTAAACTTGTACCAAAAGATTTAGAAGCATTTGACATCGCAGCCATTTTACGAGCATTTAAAGGACCAGTCTTACCTGTAATCATGCGCCAAAGATTCTCTGGTAAATTTTTACTCATTTACTTTATACAAATAAAAAAATATTAATCTATATTAATAATGGATATGAACGTTCCGGTAAAGAGAATGAAAAATAAACCCTCAAGAAATATTATACTCAAATTTATAGGAGAAAAATCCACAATAGACTCTGATGATCTTAAAATGGAAAAAAATTCCCCATATTTTTGGACAATAGACAATGCGTCTGCAATTGCAAAAACAATATTACAAAAACAAGGAGTATTCGAAATGATTTTGAGAACGGTCAAAGAAGAGTGTCACTGCGTTGTACCCCTTTCAGTATCATGTAAACACACAAACAATTTGGGATCCACTCAAAGTCCAAAAAATGGAGTTAATCTTCTTCAACTTGAACATGAATTTGGAAAAGGAGCAGGTCATGTAGCGGGAGTAATTGTAAATCACACAACAAAAACAATAAACATAAGTGATTCCATGGGTAAACCTGCAGGAATAACACACTTTGTAAATCCTCTTAAACGCAAATACAAAAACTATACAATAAATAATCATTCAAAAAATCAAGGACCTCAACCATCTGGTGGTTTCACAAAAAGATACAAGGATACTTTTATCAGAGAACTCAAAGAAGCTGGCTTAAAAATGGATGCATTTCCAAATAAATTCAAAGAGGCGCTTTTTAAAATTCACAGTTATGATGAACTTTCACAGCACCAGTTCTGTTACATAGAATCACTTGTTTACATTTGTAGTCAAGTATTTGGAACTCCAACCGGAACTAATGTACCAAGAGACAGGATTATATTCATCAAAAAAGTAATTTGGGCTCTCGTTATGAAGTTCAATCTACTTAAAGATGCTCCTGATCCAGTGAAGAGATATTTTCTCAAAAATTTTAAATATTATATCAAAGCTGTAACCGTTGATGGTAAAAATATACCTTTGGTAAAACGCATGTATCATGTTCCTTCAAACAAACGAATTGAAGAGAAGCACATCAAGTTGGTGCCAAAATTAATTCACATGCCAGAAGTTACTCCTTCAACAACTATGAAAGATCTTATTAGAATGTGTGTTTGAAATATTTTGGATGTGAATAATAAATGAACAACATAACTCACCTTCTTGGACCTTACTCAAAAAACTGGGCATTTACAGGAAGTGGAGCCATGGCTATTCACGGTAAAAGACTTGGTGTACAAACCAGAACCCCTCAAAATATAAACATTGCAGTTCATCCAAATCACATGATGAGTACTTATACACGTTTAGTAGGAAATAAATGGGTACCTACAAGCCCACCTGGTATGCGTCCAAGAAGAATTCACCTTACAAAAAATGGTAAAAATCTTGATATTTTGGCAGCTGGAAAACTTGCGCCAAATATAAGTCACAGAAGAAAATACAAAGGATATCCACCAGTCATGAGTATCGAGTCCCTATTAAAGAGACAAATAAACATGAACAATTCAAACAAAAGAACCAGGAATATTAAGACACTGACAAATTTGAGCAGACGACCGGGGGGTAAAAACAACACCAACAATTATGGAAGTCCAGTTAGATCACCAAAACGTACGAACAATAATGCTAATTACAGAACTCCTTAATTCTAGCTATATCCTTCAAAAAGTGTTCCCAATTTGTGTGTTTATGAAATCCAGTGGCGAGCAGCATCTTCAAATATAGTTTGCAATTCTCATTCATTTATTAATAAGCAGCTTTAAGCTTTAATTCACTCATCGTAGATGCTGGCTTCAAAATCTTGTTAACAGTCTCCCGATATTGATCCATCTGATTTTCAAGTGTTGCGCGAGATTTCATTTCATTCTTGCTATCAATTGCATCTGCAAGTTGCTTCCACTGCTTTGGTCCCATTGTAATCAACAAATCTTCAGCAGATTCTTCAATTGAATCAAGAAGATACTGAATAATTTTTGGTTGGAGGACATAATCAGGGCCAGACATTTCCATTTTGATTTTTGTTATGTTTTGTTTTCAAACCTGTTCACATGTCTTTGACATTTCTAACCAATCATATTCCCAAATTGAAATAACAGTATATCCCAATTCTTTCAATTTTTTTCCCTTGTCTTCTCTTTAATATAAACTTAAAGATAAACCTTGCGATTTCCTTTTAATGTGAACCGACCACCTCGTGGACCAGTGTACACGTTTATTTTTTTATTTTTGGGTGGGGACGGCGGTGTTGGAACTCTAATCCTCGCATAAACTGCCCACATCTTCTTTGCTTTTGGAAGGTTTGTTCTAGTGTCCACCGAGTTTGGTGCCAACTTTCTTATTATATGAATCATCGGTGGAGTGGGTGCTCTATTCTTGAAAACCTTTGGTTCATTCACGTGAACCGCCTTTACCAAAACACCCCTCTTCATCACCTTTGCAGCGTTCAAAACCACCTGCGTCAACTTCTTACCGATGCCCCTTCCTTTTGGTTCAGCGTATACCACCCCATTGTTTGTTATGTTTCCCACCTTTCCAAGTTTATTTGGTGAACCCACCAAGCCAACTGGAAACCTCCCATTGCCGTTGTTCGAATGATAAAACACATACAACTTACCATCTTGATGACGCACTGAAAACTCTGGTTTGTTTTTGGTCACCTCTTTAAGTGCCTCCTCAAGCTTGTTCATCTTTTAATTCTTGGCCAATAATAAAAAGTAAAGATGGTGGTTCCGTATCTCAGACAAACTGAAAGTACGTGTTACTTCTATACCATAATAAACTCCATGGCTACATCAAAGTATGGTAAACGCCTCCTTCTTTCAAAGATGAAGGCTTTCTACAAGAAACTTTCCCCAGAGAAGAAGGTGATGTTCAAAGACACTCGATTGTGTTTCAGAAAATCGCATCTCCCAGAAATCAAACGGTTCATCTTTTACAAGATGATTTATAACCTGTGGACTGAAAAGATCAAAAAGAAGAAGATGGGCAAGTCTGCACTCCTCTACAAAAATCTTGAGTTGACTGCAAAAGGTCACTCCATTCACCGAGGTCATGACATAAATAAAGCGCGTTCTGACATATTAAAGAGTCTCGGAATCAGCTTTGCAACTGAATATGTCCACGATAAACAGGCTCCAAAAATAACTTCTAGAACCAACCTTGTAGTTGTCACAAACAGAAATATTTTATACAACTTGGCAAGTTCCAATTCTGACAAAAATCCAATTATACCAACAAAGCTTCCAGGACATCCCGATTTTGAACTTGATCATGCACTCATTGTTCTTGATGGACACGTTGTATCATCGGTTACCAAAGAATTGACCAACAAGACCATAAAACATGTTATATCCGGAGTTCGTCTAGCAAATGACGGGTACACAATTATAGATCCACATGGATATAATATTCCCTGTGACTGGAGAAATCCAAAGAATTTCGTCAAAGTATTCAAAAAGAAATGGCCATGGCACTCATATACCGATTATTATAGATGGGATGAAGGGTGGAGATACCATTCTGCTGTGTACGTAAGAAAGGAGAAACTTCCAGCTTTCGCTGTCGTTAAAAATCTCGGTGCAAAGACTGTCGCACGAACAGCCACTGCAAATCTTGGTGTAAACAAAAAGGGTCGTCAGATTCTCAGAGGACCAATGGGTGGTAAATATGTGATGCTCGGTATTTCAAAGAAATACATCGGGTACAAGAAGACCTAGTCCAACTCATTTGAGTTGTTCTTTCTCCTCAAAAGAATCAAAGCAAGTGCAAAGAACCAAAATGGACGACCGTTCAGAGGTGCTCGCAAATCAATCATTAATATTCTGTAGTTTTATTTTTTAGATCAACAATAAACATAATGTCATCATAACGATCTTTGACTCCAGTCAAGTCTACAACTTCTACAAGAGGCTTGAGATCATCTGGAAGACTTTTCTTGATATAATCACACCAACTTACAGCTTGAACATCCTCAATTACAAAGATGCCATCTGGTGTAAGCATCTTTGTAAAGTGCTCAGCTGCAAAAAGCATTGATTCCATAGTATGTGGTCCATCATCAATTATAATATCAAACTTCTTGTCACCCATAAACTTTATGAAATCTGTAATATAAGCATCTCCACCATAACACTTTACCCTCGGATAATATGTAAGAGAAAGAAATTCAGGTGGTTGTATAATGTCAATCCCATGAATTTCAGCATTTGGGAAATAATCATTCCAAAGTTTTATAGATCCACCACGTGAAATTCCAATCTCCAAAACATTCTTTGCCGAATACTTCAACCGAGAAAAGAGTCTCTCATAAGTTTCAATGTAAGAATGATTTGTATTCTTGTCAGTAAAATTGTTGTCAATAAGTTCAATGAGAGACATTTAAGTAATAAAAGTTCGTAGTCTTTATTAATGCAAACAAAGTATTATCCTCAAAACGAATCATCAGATTATTTTTATTTCATTGCATTTATTGTTCCAATTGGTACTGTTTGTATATGTGCAATGTGTTGTTGCAAAAATCAGACTCATTCAGAATCACTAGAAATACCCCCACCACTTCCTGTTTCAGTTGTAATAATAGAAAGTCCTGGATCTGAAATTTCACTGGGGCAACCTAATCTATCAAATATTCCATGAGCTCATCCAAGTACATATCCTCCTCCATCCCATCCCAATCATACCGAATCCTAAACATATGATTCCTGGTTCCACTCTCCAAATCCAGAGAAATTATAGTTCCATCATATGAGTACTCATCCTCAAACTCCTTATTTATCCGCTTACCAATCATCTCATGAGGAATGTAACGCGCAGCAATCTTTGTGACAATATCACATACATTGGCGTGCTCCCCATTGTCAAAGGGAATCTCGTTGAGATGATTGATTTGAATTTGAATGCAATCCCAATCATATGATGGAACTTGATATGCAAGTTGATCGTGCTTGAAACACAAAGGTCCATTCCGACTCGGAACGGAACACCGAACGCAGAGCATACCAAGACGGCCACGGAAGGGTGTTGACATTTTTTATTTAATTTTATTTTTATTTTTTAATTGAACCTGTTTACATTACACAACATTTATAGCAGCTGAAGCTGAACCACTTGAAGTAAAATATCTACATTGGAATCCATTACAAGTTCCTGCAGTTGTTGAAGTTACTGCTGGAGCTGTTCCACTATAACTACTCAAACTAATTGTTCCGGATACATTTGGTGAATTTGTTGCACTATATTGATAATTTAAATACCAGAAAGTAGAAGCTGTTTGTGTAATTGAAGCTGTCTGTACAATAAATCCATTAGCACCACCTTGAATAAATTCCCATGCATATCCTTCAATACCTGTAATTATACTATTATTTGTTGATAATGATGAAATTTTATTATTTATCCATGCTGAAACTCCCCCAGCACCGGCCCATTCTACAACTAATGTTCCACTCTTAACTGCAACTATATAATTATTAATTGCATTTGTTGCACTGAATGGAACAAATACCCAAATGTATGTAGAACTTAATACTGATGTAGATGATGGACTAGTTGTTGTAGCTGAATTTATAGGTAAAAATATACTGTATCCTGCTCCAGGTGTTGTAGCATTGAATGGACCCCAACCAGCAGTCACATTTATTTGTGTATTGAGTGCAGATTGACTTCCAACTGCTGGTAAAGTTGACCCAAGATTTAAAACACATCTTGCCTGATCTTGTGTATTTGTATTTGTTATATAAGCTGGAAGTAAAAGAGTCTCATATGTATAAGGTTCTGATACTGTAAATCCTGTTCCAGAGACAATTGTAGATGTACTAGTAAATGTTATAGAAGTTGCTGGTAATGCTACTCCAGTTTGGGCATTAATTATACTTGCACCACTTGCAAAAGTTACACTACATGCACTCCAACCTGTTGGAGTTATAATTGGGGAACCATTTGTTAAAGGTACTATAGATGTTGCTGAGGTTGCTGCTGTTGATATATTGAATGTACTTACAGATCCAGCTGTTGGGCCAGCTGCACCACTCAGAATAGTTGAGTTAAGAGCAATTTTTGTTATTGTGAATAAAATTCCAGCTCCAGCATCAGGAGTTACTGTAGAAGTTGCATAGAATGCAGAACCGAGATCATTCGTTATGTACCATTGACCATTAGTCCACCATAAAAATCCTTGATTATTTTGTAAATAAAATGTAGTTAATAACCCAGAAGTATACTTTACTGAAAATCCATTAGGTATATAAGCTGGATTTGGAACTGCTGTAACTCCGTTTGTACTAGGACTTGCAAAAGAAGATTCACCTGAGTAACTTAATCCGTAAAAATAACCTGATTTATATTCTGTGGATCCAGCTGTTGCTACTGTACTTGAAAATGCAATAGTAGGCATTCCATCAATACCTATAACAGGAACTGCATAATTACCTGCAATAGTTGTACCTGAATTTGCGTTTGGAATTCCTATATATTCTAAATCACTTGAAGTATATTTTAATTGACCTAATGTTTTTGTTATAAATGGATAAGATGCATTTTGATTAGTACTTGTTGAATTAACAAGTTCAACATAATTAAATGAATTTAGAGATAATGAACTACCAGAAGTAGGTGTAACAACAGCCTGAACATTTGTTATAGTTGCAGTCTGACTTGCTGGCACATTTGAAAGTGCAGATGAACTTACACCAGATGGATCAGTATATGTTGGTATACCTCCTGAATTTCCTGTCTGTGCACTTCCAGTAAATAAAATTTTTTTTGCTGATTGGGTTCCTTTTGAAGAAGCATCATTTGCTAATATAGCATTAAAATCAGAAAATGATCTAATTAAAGGGGCGTTCCAATTTTGAATAACAGTTTGATTTTGAAAAATATCAACCTCGATAGCTGTAGAACTTATTAAATTAGGTGCGCTGACCGGCTGTTCAGATACATTTCCTACTGCTGCATACAGCCCATATTTAATAGGAATAGTAACAAGTGTATTTGCTGGTAAAGATTGATAAAAAACATATAAACTCGAAAAATTTAAATTTGTAGTACTTATATTGTTTAAAACACCTGCACTATCCATCATTCCACAAGTTTGCGTTGATGGTCCACCATTTAAATAACTTGTCATATTTCCAGCTGTTGTTGTGAATAATAAATATGGTTCAAGTACTGATGCTGAACTTGTTTTTGTTCCTGTAGAACTAATAAGAGATGAATTTCCAACCATATATCCAGCATAAACTTTAATATCGGATGATGTCTGTCCTACAAGTACTCCACTCCACGGTTGACAAGTTGCCCCAATATTATAAGTTGGCATTTATTAGTAACAAATTTTATTTTATATAGTGTAAGCCGCTGACTTATAATACACACTTCGTGGAGCCTTTGATCCCAATGCGCTCTTAACTATCAGTCTCTTACTCTTTACTGGAGCAGTCTTCAAGTTTGGTCTCATCTGATAATTTGGTCTAGATGGTGCATTCTGATTCCCAAAAAGATTACCATAAACTTTGTTGTAACCTGTGACCCTTGTCAAAAGAGCATACACATTCTTCTCAGTCATTCCTTTTGGGATTCTAATAGAACGTCCAAAATCTATGATCCAGATTTTTGTAATTGTATTTCCTGAATGAAGCACCATGATATTCTTATCATGAAGATCACCCTGACTTACACCACGTGAATGAATAGCTTTGATAGCCTTTGACAACTTTGCAGTCTCATTAGGATCCTTGTACTTTCTGTGAAACTCGTTAAGTGTAATAGCTGTAGCTGGTATCTTGTTCATCAAAAATCCGCTAATCCCTTTCTGAGTATTTTTAAAGAAAGAACCAACTTTAACCTTTGGAGTAAATCTAGATCCTTGAAGTCTCTTGAGTGCCAGATACTCTTTGCTGCTCGTGCCCTTCATTATCTTGAGAGCCTTTGTACCAACATCATAAACACGACCATTTACACCAGCACCAAGAAGCTTCAATTTCTTGACGCGCCATTTTTTAGTCTTGATGATATTTTCAGCCAACTTATTTGTTAAAGGAACAGTCATTTATTATTTAAAGAGATTTAAATAATAAAATACCGGCTGTGGGATTCGAACCCACGCGTGTAAAACACAGAGGATCTTAAGTCCCCCTCCTTAGACCAAGCTCGGACAAACCGGTGGACAACTCAAGAGAGTTGGACAACTCAAGAGAGTTGGACAACTCAAGAGAGTTGGACAACTCAAGAGAGTTGGACAGTTCACACAACTGCTGCACCCGGCGGGGCTCGAACCCGCGATCTTTGGTACATAAGACCAATGCGTTAACCAACTACGCTACGGGTGCTTTAATTATAAACGCGTTTAATCTTTAAATGATAAAAACTTGTAAATAATAATGATCAAATACCTTGATGATGAGTACACCACAGAAGACTTTCTACTCAAAATGAAAAAAGAGTACATGTACTTTGACTGGGACACAGTTCCCAACACAGCCCAAAAGGCTAAACTATTAACCTTCAAAGATTGGGATCTACCATACGACTTTCACTTCTTCATGCTAGGTGATTGGATTGAATATGTTCAACAGTTGCCCCCGAATAGTCTATCCAGTCTTCAAATCTGAAAAATATAAAATCATCCGGGAGAACCCAACCATCTTTGTAGTCACACTTTATATCTCTTAACCATTCAGGAATTTTTCCCCATTCTGCATTTGTAATCTCCCTTTCCATAATTTCAATAAAACGCTCTTTTGTGTGGATGAAACAAGAATCAGCTCCAATTCCGTCATACAGTACAACTTCCCGAAGTTCCCCCATTAAATATTTCGATGTTTAAATCTTTATATTAGATTTTATATAAGTCCTTTTACATTTCTCCATTCCTCCTTCTGTGTACTGCTCCAAACATTGTTTATTCATATAAGTTACTAAAGGTTTGTCTCCAATGATGGAAGCTGCGACAGTAAATACTGAAAACCCAATACCCATAAAGAGTTTCTTGCATTGCGAAAGAGCAAAGAAATCAACTATACTTTCTATGCCCTTGTGTGTATTTTTTGGAACATCTTTAACTTCAATCAATGTAAAGTTTCCAAATGATTTCATCTTTTCTATAAACTCTTTGCGCCACGATTGACTTTCACTCACCACCAAAAACTTGGGATTATCTTCCGTATCTATTATATTTTTGACATCTGCAAGTAACTTTTCTATGACTGTATCAAATTCATCTTGAGTAGTAGAATGGTGAGAAAATGTAAAAAATGGTATAGATTGAATCTTGTCCCCTTTCCTCAGATGGATACCATATACATCATCTAAAGGTTCATCTGGCAAATATGATTTTACAATTTCTGTAGGTTTAATTTTTCTAAAAGTCTCCACGTACTTTTTATAAACTTCTTCTGGAGATATCTTCAAAATTTCATTACAATGGAGATGTGAAATGTACCCATAATGGGTAATATAATCATCAAAATCGGTTGGGTCATCGGTGTATTCCAATCCTTCAAATTCGATAAAAGATTGAAAATCATAACACCTATCATCCTCATCACATGTGTTGTACATTAGCAACTTATATCCTTTGTAATCACAAATAACCTTGTAGCAAACAAGAGCAGAGAGTCTGTCTCCTATACCCGCCGGACCCCTAAACACAATCTTACGCTCACCCGGGCTTCTTCTCGGTTTCAAAAAATACACTCCTGCCAATGCTAATACCAAAATTATCAAAAGAAAAATCTGAAGCTTCATACTAATATTAAAAAATATAAAAGTATATATATAAAATGCAGCGTTACATAACTCTTTTGGAAGCTATCCGTCCAAGCATTGTAGTTGTTACCGGTCGTTCTGGAACTGGAAAAACCATACAAGCTTGTAAAACCGGTCTAAAGATGGTTAAGAATGGACGTTATGACAAAATTATATTGACGCGTCCAGCTGTTACTAGTGAGGAGGAACATGGCTTCATCCCCGGTTCTATTGATGACAAGATGAAACCTTGGATTAAACCATCTATACAATACCTCGGACCAAAAACAAATTATGAAATCTGCCCACTAGCATATATGCGCGGTCTGACTTTTGAAAAGTCGTGGATAATTGCTGATGAGATGCAAAACTCAACAGAATCTCAGATGATGATGCTTATGACTCGTATCGGGTACGGTTCAAAAATGATCATTATGGGGGATCCTGAACAGATTGATGGTAATTATAAGGGGTTTACTGATCTTTTGAGGAAGCTCAAGTCATTTGAGTCGGAGGAGATTCAAACTGTTCAATTAACAGATGTAAAGAGAAGTCCAGTTGTGGAGGAAGTACTTTCACTGTACGACACATCCTCCATTTGAGTCGACAGTATATGGAAGATCTCTTTCATTTGGATTAATCTTCAACATAATTTTCACATACTCTGGAGAATCCTTGATAAAACCATCAAGGAGCTCCTGAGATTTCATAAATCTTTTTGGAATATTCTTTCCCAATAAAAAGCATCCCAGACACCAAATATCGCTCTTTGATTTTACATAAGAAGACTCTGGTAAGTTGTATCGAGTATTCACTGGGATGTCATCTCCAAGGGAAAATGTACTCAGATCAGTAATCTTAATTTGACCCTCACGGCCTCTACCCACCTTTATATCCAAAACATGTATATCAGCGCTATGAAGTTCTTTAAGTCCTGAAATAACATCTGAAATGTCAGACTCACTCAGAGTTCCAACTGATTCTAGCTCCTCTGTTGTACCAGAAGGATCAACTACAATTACCACGTGTGGTAAATTCTTCTTCAAAAGAATTTCTGGGATCATTTTATTTATTGTGTATATATAAGATGCGGAAAATTGTCGCAGTTGGTTTGTTTGTTGTTCTTTTAGTAATTCTGATAGTACTTGTGAAGAGAACACCAACAAGTAAATTTGAAACCATACCAAAAATACTGTGGACATTTTGGGACAAGGATGAGATCCCGGAGTTTATTCAAAAGTGTATAGATACTTGGAAAAAATACAATCCAGATTACAAAGTAAATGTTTTGACAACAAGTACTCTCAAGGATTATGTTGGGGAAGAGGAGGCTAATAACATAATAAACTGGAAATTTAACGATTCTCCTCAAAGATTATCTGATTTGGTGAGACTCTCCGTCATCTCAAAGTTTGGTGGAATTTGGCTTGATGCATCTGTAGTATGCTTCAACTCATTTAATTGGGTCAATGGTGAAAATTCAGATGCAATCGTGTTTTCAATTAAAGAACTTTCAGCTGACCCAACAATTGAGTCTTGGTTCATAGCAGCAGTTCCAGGTAATCCATATGTTACTAAATGGAACGAGGAAATGAGAGGAATTGATCAATATGAATCAATCGATGATTATATAACAAAATCAGGAACAAATCAAGATGCAATTGCATACAACATAAACTATCTTGTTGTGTATCTCTGTGCCAGAAAGGTTTATCATGATCTTGGCCCGGATTCAGTCAAGATTATGAATGCAACAGATGGTCCATATAATTACATGGTCAAAGGTGGTTTAAAGAGTCTATGTGACGAACATGGAACATTTGCAAAGTTTAGAAAGGATGAAAGAAATCTCATGACACCCGAGATTGAAGCTTGTATATTCAGTCCTAGTCCTAAAATTTAATATTTATAAATATAAATGGCTGCACCAGCACCTGGAAATGGAATTGGAAATGCTCTAGGAACATTCGGACAATTTCAAGGAATGCTCACATCTTTTTGCTCGACACTTTTGGGGTTTTGTTTGATAATTGCTGCTTATTACATTTATAAATCAGCATGCAATGGTGTAACGGGCACAATAAAGTCTCTTTCCACAGGTTCCACAGGTTCCACAGGTTCCACAGGTTCCACAGGTTCCACAGGTTCCACAGGTTCCACAGGTTCCACAGGTTCCACAGGTTCCACAGGGACCCTGTATATATATTCTGTATCTATAAATTCCAACATTTATCCATTCCAGTTTAATACACCACAAACAATAGGTAGTACTTTGACTCTTTATAATTGCAATCCAAGCACTACAATTCCAAATACACCCCAAACTAGAAGTCCGTATCTTTTAGCCGCACCTCTTCTTTGCGCTGGTTTGCTGATACCTTCAGTGGGATCTTCTTTGATGTATGTTCTTAAAAGCTCACCGACTGCTTCAAAGGTATATGGTGGACTATCGGCAGTTCAAGATTTAAGAAATTTGAGTTAAAATTGTTGTTTATACAATAATGATTAAAAAAACAATATGGCATTTGATACTCAGTACTCTTATATTTCTCTTAGTTGATAGAACTATAAGATTTATAGGAACTTATAAAACTAATAAATATGAGATTGAGCACCGCAGAATTAGTATAGAACTTACTTTAACAAGTATACTTGCATTATTCATATTCATATCTTTAAAAAGTCGTGGTATTAATGCCATTGTATTCTAGTTAAAATCAACTTGATCACCATAAGTAGAATAGAGTCTTAGTTCATTTTGGAATGGTGCTTGTTGCATACTATATTGTCAGATGCATCTGGACTTGGACTTGGCTATACTGTTATTACACCATTTGAAGAATCAAAGTATGGAGATCCATAAATAACATTAATTTTTCCACTAGATTCCCAATAAACTAATAATTTAATATCTGGGTTCGTAGATCTCATCATTGCAATAAATGGATAAACTGTATTAGAATCTATAAAACCAATATGAGTATTATTTTCTAAAGTATCAAAAACAATATATGTGTGAGATATCCCGGCCCACGATATTAAATTTACGTAATCACTCCAATTACTTCCATCTGATGCTGGTGTAATATTTTGTGTACCTATAATTAATTGTCCAGTAGTTTTATCGAATGTATATGAATTCCCCGGACTTGGTGAGGAAATTGGACTTGGTGATTTTCCAGGACTCCCCGGACTTGGTGAATTTCCAGGACTCCCTGGACTTGGACTTGGTGAAGATTGCTTATAATAATAGTAATAATAATAACCACCACCTGAAACAAACAACATAAACATAAAAACAAAAAGTAACAACACTATCAAAATAGTAGGTTCCATCTTTATATAGTTAAAGAAATAAAGCATTATATAATTTCTCCTATAGCTCAGCTGGTTAGAGCAACAGGCTGTTAACCTGGAGGTCGTCGGTTCGAACCCGACTAGGAGAGACACTTTAGAATCTCAAATTGCATTATTCAATTATTTGGCCTTGATCATTAATATAACCTTTACATGCCACATTATAATCCAAATTAAAATCACCACATATTGTGTTAAATGTTAGTTCATTTGTACATAAATTAAATCCATTTGTTGTACAATATTCAAGTGTATTTATACCAGGTGAGGGACTTGGTGAGGGAATTGGACTTGGTGAGGGAATTGGACTTGGTGAGGAAATTGGACTTGGTGAGGAAATTGGACTTGGTGAGGGAATTGGACTTGGTGAGGGAATTGGACTTGGTGAGGGAATTGGACTTGGTGAGGAAATTGGACTTGGTGATTTTCCAGGACTCCCCGGACTTGGTGAATTTCCAGGACTCCCTGGACTTGGACTTGGTGAAGATTGCTTATAATAATAGTAATAATAATAATAACCCCCACCTGAAACAAACAACATAAACATAAAAACAAAAAGTAACAACACTATCAAAATAGTCTTATCCATCTTTATATACTTAAAGAAATAAGCATTATATAATTTCTCGTATAGCTCAGCTGGTTATAGCAACATACTGTTAACCTGGAGGTAATCGGTTCTAGGAGAGACACTTTAGAAGATCGAAGATTTTATTGTAATGATTGTACGCCTTATTATCATCAAGTTCCGATGGATTTAGAATCTCAAATTCAATTTGGTATTGTGTTTGAGATTCCTCATCTGGATCCTCCTGTTCACCCGTTGATGTTATTTCAGATACATCAATAGAAAGTCCTTTTCGAATGAAAGATACCCTCTTACGTTTTTTAGTCACTGGAAATATGTCCCTCTCATTGTCATATGTACTTGGAATTTCGGTACTTGCAGCTATCCTTACATCATGACTTCCGAGTAGACTTTTATCAAGAGTAGCTAACGGATACTTTGTAACACATGTTTGTTCTTCAGTGTCTTCATTGTACACAATTCTGAGTCCCTTACGTTGACCATAATAAACTTGTTCATTTTTTATAATTTTTGATTCCCACCCTTGATACTTTTCAAGTGCCTTGAGAGCCTTTGTATAAATCTCAAGACCAACATTTGTATCAAAGTTTTTATTGTTTTTACGACCGAGACGAAATTCAATTTCTATATAATTTTTGGACTTGTGTTGACGGATGAAACGAAGAACTTCATCTGCATCTTCCATTAGATATCTAAGCAATAAAATCTTTATGTTAATAAATGTCGAGTTCAGAGAACTTGGCAAGTTCAGAGAACTTGCCAAAAGGAATTCCAAATTACGGAGCAACATGTTGGTTTAATGCGCTCATGCAATGCCTTAAACATTCAAGAAAATGGGAAAATTATGAATCGGTTGACGATCCATTCACTCGTGAATTTTTAAAGTTTATGATTCCGGGAAATTATGAACCTAGACCATTTCTTACAGAATTTGTAAAAAAGTTTCCATCTTGGGGTGGAATGCCAAATGATGCTCAGGAAGCTCTTTTACTCATTTTGGATATTCTTGAAAACACAATCAAACTCACAGATTTTACTGGTGAAATCATTCAGACTATAACTTATCCAACTGGAACTTCAGTCACAAAATATCCATTTACAATTTTTACTTTTGAGAAGGACTTGGTACTTAGTGATTACAAAGATTCATCAGGAAAAATTCATAAGGTCGCTATTCAACAAAATTTCATCACCAAGAAACCAAAGATACTTGTTGCTTCAGTTGATAACATTGAAAAAGTTGATTTTGGTGAACCTTTCGCATTGATTCCTTGGTGTATGGGACATTATGTTGCTTTTGTTAAGGACAATTCATCCTGGTACCTTATCGATGACGATTCCGTGACAAAAGCAAGTGCGAATATGACAAGACGTTATTATCTTGCATTTTACTAAATGATTGTAGAAATTCATGTTGCATTTCATATAGGCAAAAAAGATAGAATAAGTATTTTTGAAGAAGCTCTCTCATATATTAAAGAATGGAAAGACACCACGATTATTGTAGTTCATTCGAACGAACCTTGTCCGGAAGTTTTCAAAGGGAGAGGTTTTGTTTGGAACTATTACAAGGAATTAAGTCATCCTTTTGAACTCACTTGGAAATGCATAGAACACATAAAAAATAGAAAAATGATTGCAGATTATTATGTGTACATGGAAGATGATATAGGAATACCAAGTAAAACATTTGAATACTGGAAGAGATATCCAGAACCAGCAACGGGAATTATTAGAATTAATAAAGATGGAGGATGGGAAGACTGTCAAGATAAGAATGCATTTGAACTAAAATCTTCTATTTTTCATTACATAAAGGGTGGTCCCATATATAAAGCTTGTTGGTTCCAAACAAACCAACAAATGAAAGATTATATAGCAGCATTTGATTACATGGCACTTAATCATAATATTGCGTGGTCACGTGAAATTTCTGCTTATGGTAATACACGCACATATAATCCATATATCCCAATAGTAGAAATAAATAATTGTATGGTTTATCATCTTGATCCAAATATACCCAATTCTATAAAAATATTAGAAATACTCGCGTCTCAGTTGGAAACCCACATTGAAGAACTTAAAAAGGTGCTCCTAGAATTTAAAAATGGGAGCTCGTAAAAAAATTACAGCATCTTTAAGAGAGAATGTGTGGATACTTCAAAATGGGCGCAAGTTTGATTCAAAATGTGCAGTGAGTTGGTGCAATACAATCATTTCAGTTTTTGATTTTGAATGTGGACATAATACTGCTCACGCAAAAGGTGGTCCAACTGACATATCAAATCTTTTACCAATATGTTCCAAGTGTAATAAATCTATGGGAACAACTTCAATTACAGAGTTTTCACAACAAGTAGTTAGACCTCCAGAAAAAGTATCTTTATGGGAAAACTTTAGATTTTGCGTCCCTTCAATAAAAGAAACCTAGTAATAATAATAATGAATGAAAAATGGCTTATTATATTCTTATTACTAATAATATTGGTACAAGCGTTCATAAGTAAAATTATTGTAGTAGTCTCGCCACCATCTCCCTTTAATTGCTGTGGAGGTCCCCCACCCAACTGTGAAACAAACTGTGAAACAGTCGTTGAACTTGAAGATTTTTTGACATCAGATGAATGTGATGAGATTATTAGACTTGCAGAAGAAAAGGGTCTGAGTCCCAGCACTATTTATACAGCAACTAATCCAATTGTGAGTGATACTATAAATAGAATAAGTGAGCAAGTATGGTTACCAAACTCTATTAGTGAGAGTATATGTAAAAAAATTGAAAATATATCCGAAATGCCAATTGAAAATCAGGAAGAGTTTCAAGTGGTTCGATACACAGATGGAGGATTCTTTAAACCGCATTTTGATTACCCGGTAGAATACGCACAGAATGAGAGTACAAAGTTTAATAGACACATGACATTTCTCATGTATTTAAATGATGACTTTGAAGGTGGTGAAACATATTTTCCAATATTGAATAGGACAATAATACCTAAAAAAGGAAAACTTGTTTATTTTTTCAATACAGATCTTGAAGGCAACCGATTACCAGATTCTCTTCATGAAGGAAAGGACATAAAGGGAATCAAATGGATATGTACAAAATGGGTATCGTCTGATCCCACCGGGGGTCGAACCCGGAATCTTTAGCTGATTTCTAAAACGAGTCGTTTTAGAAGGCTAATGCGTTATCCAATTACGCCATGGGACCTTGATTTACAAGTGTTTTTTTTCTTTAAGTAAAGTAAATGAGTGAAGCCAAATCCAGAGCGCGTTTGTCTGAGGCGAATAAAAAAACAAAAACGTACATGTCAAAGATTGAGGATATTATGATGCGCATAGATGCTGAAAAATCCAGGATGCAAGGCTACAAAAAAGCCATAATGGATTCAGCAAAGCGTATAAGAAAGCTAAAGGAGTATCTTGAAGACCTCGTTGATGAAATAAAAGTTATAAGTTCAAATGTTGCTCGTATAAATGGCGGTCGTCGTTTAAATAGAGCAAGAAAACTTGAGAGAAGACTCAATACTAACAATAACAGAAATTATTGAGTTGGACAACTCAAAAAGAGTTGGCTCATTTCCAATTAATAAACCAAATTGAAAGTATAGCCAAAAGAATACCCAGATATTGCATTGGGTGTGTTAGTCTATCTCCAAATATAAAGTAAGAAGCAATAGCACCCAGAACAACAACAGAAGCTTGCCATAATGTATTCACTTGTAACATATTACTGTTTCTTTTGAATACATGAATAAGAAGATAAATCATAGAAGCGTATGCAGAGAGTGCAAGTACCAGATGCTTCGTCTCCTCCTTCTCTGCATACTTTTTTATAAAACAACTTCCCGCAATTTCTGAACAACATAAACCAAACAGTAACATTTATGATACACCCAACAATTTAAATCATCTCTTCATGCATGCTTTTGTAAGAGTTTTTATCTCTTCTGAAATTTCAAGGTGCCATGGGTACAACACCAGCACCTGAAATGCAAAGGCGCAACAAGCAATTATGAATGCGCCCCAACGAAGCTTGTCAACTTGTTTCTTGGTGTCTTCAGAATTCATCATCATTTATAATATTGCAATAAATTAATATGTCGAGTCCTGAGCTGACCCTTCAGTCAGCTCGGGGGTTTTATGATGACAAATTAGATCTAAACAAGTACATGAAAATTGTCAAGAATCCAGAAATAGATTCTTTAATTGGATACACACAACCTGTGAGAGGATATCCGATTATACAGGCAAGTCACACTGAAGTTACCGGAAATTCTGCAGTTACTCTGAAGAGAATAAGAATGAAACTCAAAAATGGAAGTCAAGCAACATTGATTGTTAACGCAAATGGAACCATCATCATTATTTCTGGAAAGAGAAGATACCAACAAATTGTAAGGGTCCTCAATGAACTCATTCCTGAACTTCGAGGTACACTGTATGAAGTTACAAACACCACAATGACTTGGCAACTTCACAAGAAAATAAACCTACAAGGAATAGCTCAAGAATATGGAAGAAATGTGGAATATGAACCGGATAGATTTCCAGCATTGACTTTGAAATTGCGCGATCCACTTGTAAGTATTAAGATGTTTGTTAATGGAACTATAATTGCGTCCGGTAAAAATTTGGATGACATCAAGAAAAGAGTCCAAGATGCAGTCGGTAAATTCTTAGTGGGTGGAAGCATCGAACATCAAATTGCAGCAAGAAGAAATCTCAAAGGAAAAAGAGAACACATGCGCAATCAGAGATACCCAATTGTCAATTGGGAAAATAATACGAGTGGACACTACGTAAAACCCGGCCCTAACAGAAAACCTAGAAGATACAAGTTGCCCGCAAATCCAAGACTTGTCGTTTCAAAAGTCAGAAAGGCTTATGCAAATGCAGGAATTCCTATACCAGCTGCAACCAGACGCGCTCTTGGTATGTCTCCAGCTCCAAGTCCAGCGAAATCACCAAATTTTGTAATACCCGAAGGAGCAACCATGATGAATATAGCAGATATGATGATTGCTCGAATGAACAAATCAAAAATTTCACCAATCAAAGAAACAAAGTATGAGAAAAATTACTCCCCACCAAAACAGATCAAGAAAGGTCTCATCAATTGGAATGCAAACAAAAATGGTTACTACGTAAAGCCAGGTCCAGGTGGTATACCAAAATTTTATAAAATTCCAAAAGGTATCAAGGCGGCAAAAAAGACTGTACTCAAAGCATATAAGAATGCCGGAGTGAGAATTCCAAACAAAGTCAGAACCATATTTGAAATTAACAAGTCACCAAGCCCCCCAAAAGCGAATGCAGGACCAAAAGCAGTACTAACTAATAAATTACATCTTGGAGGAAAAGAATGCATGAGATACACAGTTGCTGAGCTTAAAGAAATTATGAGAAAACGAGGAATTGCTTACTCAGGCCTGACTAAAGTAAAGATGTGTGCAAGACTTTATGGTGAAAATTATCAACCCGCAAAGAAAGAGGCGTCTCCAAACTTTGCAATCAATGGAGTTCCACATTTTATTTTGGGAAACAAGATACGCAGAGGTGGAAGAGAACGAGCACTTACTTCATTCCCATTGGGAAATCTAAGAGGTTTTGCAAACAAAACCGGTGGTCACGGATCAAAGATGACCAAGGCAAATCTTGTCAAATTACTTATAAGTAGAAAGAAGGGCATTTCCCCACCAAAGAGAAGCCCAACTCCACAGATATTGGTAAACAAAATTCAACAGGAATTTAATAAAGGAACAAAGAGTCCATCGAACAACAAGGGATATCAAATAGCTCGTTTGACACTCAATAAAACTCCAAATGCACAAGCATTCTATGCAGAGTACCTTCTCTCAGGTAAAAAGTATCCACAAAATTTCAATAAAATGCTCAACAATTTCCAAAAGAAAAAGCAATTCAAACACATGGGCGCAAAAGCAAATGTTGAGGTATTATAAATGCCCTCCTCTAATGAATTGCCTCAGCTGCCCCCAGATGAGAATGGATATGAATATACATCTCCATTTATAAAATCAGATACTACTAAATGAATGTAGATTTTGACATACCAGAAGGAGCAGTAAAAGCAAGTGATTTATATGATATAATTAAAGGTGGAACTCAAAGAGCAAACCCATGGGCAGGCTTTTTACAGGAGGAAATTGAAAAATATTCAAAAAATGAAGATGGTCTTGAATATGCTTATGATATAAGTGATGGTTCTCGTCTTACACATGGTACACTTGACATATACCCTATCAACTTGAATTCCGTGAGCCCCAGTCCACCATTATTGTCAAGTCCAATCCCACCGCAATTATCAAGTCCAGTTCCAATCCCACCGCAATTATCAAGTCCAGTTCCAATCCCACCGCAATTATCAAGTCCAGTTCCAATCCCACCGCAATTATCAAGTCCAGTTCCAATCCCACCGCAATTATCAAGTCCAGTTCCAGACACTTCTCCAGAAGTTAAAGCCCCCCAATGGATGCCATATGCAATTTACAATGTGGGTGACAAATGTGGGTGACATTGTAAAGGACAAATGTATTATTTACAAAGTAATTTTACCAGTTACAAAATCAGAGGATAATATAGCATCACCAGAATTTAGTCAATATTTTACTGTTTATACTAGTTGACCGTCTCCTCCTCCTCCTCTTCGTCATCTATAAAACTGCTCTCATAATCATCCTCTTCGCCTTCCTCCTCCTCAAATTCCGATTCGGAATCCTCACCATTTGGGTCTTCCGAATCGTAATCCTCATCTTTGAAATCATCAATTGGCCTCTCATTTGGAGAGAACCTCTCGGGCTTCTTCACAACACGACCAGAACGCGTAACAAGTGGTGAACTCATTTTATAAATGAGCAACATAAATCTTTAATTGATTTTGGTAATACTATTCCTCTACTTACATAGTCCTTACATTCTTGATCAAGACACTTTTGTTTTATTATTCCATTTTGAACAATAAAATATACGTGATTTGATTTATGTTCTCTGTTGATATTTCCACAGTATTTTGAGTTTGTACTAAACCATAGACCAGTTCCATTTTTACAAACGTTACAATTTAGAATCCTTGCATTCTCTTGACCCACGCAATGATTCTGAATGTACCTCTCAAGTGCATTCTTGTCAAACTCTATTTTTTGATGATGTAATTCTGTGACATTCTCTTCACTTTTTATGGTGAACATTTCTAAAAATTGTACACTCGGCACCTTGTCCTCAAATTCAGTAAAATTACCATTTTCTTCTAAAACCCCCCAAGGTTCATAACATGTACTACCCGGTTCATTTTTATAAGACCAAAGCATTCTTAGTCCAGAACTAAACTTGTCAAAAATGTTCAACCACTCACCGTACCCGAAATCATTTAGAACCTTCTGTCGTAAAGATTCAGCTGTTTTTATTCTGACATGCAAGTCAGGCCAAATCAAATGGAAACCATGTTTAGTACCATTTGGAACTTTTCTTTTTTGAGCCCTAGCAATATAACATTTACCTCCATTTACAAGTTTTAATACTATTTTAAAGATGGCCAAAAAGTCCAACTCTATTGAATTGTCCAACTCTGGTGATTCTGGTGAGGTGTAATCAAAATCAAGATAGAATCTGAATACGACATCCCTCTTTTCACACATGAACATTTTGACCCCCGCCAATATGTTTGAAATATACTCTTTGAGATTCAAAGAAGAGAAACTTCCACCATCGAGGGAAATGTGAGTCCAACTCGTCATTACTCTAAAACGTTTTATTTTTTTAGATTGAAAGATACACGTTTGGAATAGATGGCATCACCAAATTTTGAGTTTTTTATTACGTGTATTGAAATCATTTTCCAAATATCATTTCTTGTTTTTATACTATTTATTGTATCGAAGTCTATAAGATCATTTTCGTCATATTGTTTTTTGAATCGTATCTTGTTATTTGTCATCATCTCACGATTTATGTTAAATTGTCTAATTATCTTCTCCTGATCATTTAAAGTCATTGGAAAATCAAGTATATACACATGATACACATTCATCATATCTTTCTCCTCTTCATCTTGAGTATCAAACTTGTAGTATGAATAAGTACCAGATTGAATATTAACAACTCCTCTGGTTTCCTCTTCAAGTTCTCTCAGTGCACATCTCAAAGGATTGTAAATTTCCCTCTTTCTACAACCACCAGTCACAAAAGTCCACTCTTTAAATCTCCTATCATGTACTATCAAAAAATGAGGTTCATTGTTTATAATATGCATGGGTATTGCAATCGCCTTGTGTCTACTAGACATCGCCCTACTATAACTAAACAAAATTAATAAATTGTTTAGTTATACTAAATGTGGAAGATACTTATTCTCCTTCTTGTATTGTTTGTTTTGTTCTTTTTGACTCCCAAAATTTCTGGATACAGCTATACCGACTTTTTAATGAATGGTAGACTTACCGATCAACAGGTGGAAGTTGCCAGTGTTGCTGATATTGCACGTACCTCAGGAGCTTGCGGAATTCGTCCATCTGTTCAGATTTAAGAAGAGTACATCACTGCACCCATACCGTTCTGAATTCTCAGAACATTGTAATTTACAGCGTAGAAGTATGATCCGGCACCGAGCTTGCTCAGCTGCTGGAAGTTTGTGGCTGTTGGACAAACAAGGCGGAAAGTGTCGATTCTGCTAAAGTTCAGAGCACCTGTTGGCTGAACCTTTGCAGTGTCCAGACAGAATGGAACAATAGCCACCTGTGGTGTTCCAAGCAGGATATCATTGTAGTAACCATATGGAGTCAAGTAGTACTGGTTCACATCCACCCAGTGAGGCATTTCTCTTGAATCTCCGATATCGTTACCATTAATCTGCATCTTGAACTGCATGTTAGAAGCTGGGAAAGATCCCTGGTTCAGAGTCCCACCAGTAACCGAAGCCTCAGAATACACGAATGGTGGGTAGGTATAGAATAGAGTTGCGGATGAAGCTGTTGCGCTTGTTATGAGTAAATTTCCTGTTGCGTATGTTCCGGTTGAAGGGAACTGAACAGTCACAAGTGCACCAGCTGTTGGATTTACAATAGAACCGGTTGTAGAATTGTCTATTGATACTATTGTACCAACTGCGAAAGAAGATGCACCAGTTCCAACCTGAGGAACAACTACAGTGTAACCAATCATATTTGTCTGGAAATTTCCTGCCACATTCACTGTAATATATGTTGGTGTTGAGCTCTGAATAGGTGTACTGGTTCCAGCTGCTGGAGAATATGAAGTAATTGTCATTGTTCCTGTAGCTGTTGTATACCCTGACACTGTAGCAGTATATGTAAATGTAGTCGCACTTGCATAACTAACAGTGAAAGATCCAGTTGCTGTACCTCCGGTTGTTACAAGACCAGAAATCTGAGCTGTGAATGATGAACCGGATGGGAAATTATGAGCAGAAGCAGTTGTTAATGTAATAGTACCACTTGTACCTGATGCAGTAACTGCAAATGTGGTTGCTGCGGAAACGAGGGATGAAATTGATGTATTCACTGAATTGGGTGGTAAGAACAGCAGATTTGCAACAGTGCTGCTGAAAGATGGAGCGCTGCTTGCATTAAGTGTCAACCCAGAAATAAGACCGTTAGTAAGAGTTACTGTAAGTACAGAGTATATATAAGTAGCATTAGTATTAGATACAGCTGAACCGGATAAAAGTACTTCCCAACCAGTTGCAATCTGTGTTGGGAGAGAAGAAAGTAAAGTGGTACCAGATGATACTGTAACTATCTGTGATGCACTTGTAAGAGAGAAATTACCAGTAATTGTGTTGAATGGAATTACAGTTCCTGCTGGTATAGTCTGTGTATTCTGAGAAGACACAGTAATTGTAGAGTCTGTGATACTGGTCACGTAAGAGTTGGAAGATGGCAGGTACTGTGGGAGAGATACTGGCATACCCACACTCACACCTGTAGTAGTAGTAACTGGAATGGTGGTACCCAGATTACCACCAGAGTTGTACACTGAAGTGTAGTTATTAGACTCGAAAGCAATGTACTTCACTGGCTGAGCCAGAGCAAACTCGTAGTTGTTCACTGGAGTGATTGGAACGCGAACCACCTGGGTTATGAGCATGTCATGCTTGTTCTTGGCGAACCACTCACGCTCATCATTGTCCAGGTATATGAAACGAGCCCATGCAATGTACTGGTCCCAGACGTTAGGCTGAGCCCATGTAATGCGGATCTCCACATCATGGTACTGCAGAGCCACTAGAGGCAGTGCATTCTGCCAGTCGCGGCAGAAGAAAAACTTGAGGGGCAGGAAGACGCTTGTATTGATATTTGCTGGAACCAGACGGTGGCTGAAAGACTTGGCATTCACCACTGGATCAATGTTGGATGTATAAGTCATGTCCTGAGTATCAATAATCTGCCCACCAATCATGAGCTCCATCTTGGAAATGATCTGATTCCAATTTACATTCACGTTACTGGTATTATTTGCATCACGTGCAGTCAGGTATACGTCACTGAGGAGGTCACCCTTCTTCTCAAAGCGAAGGAGAGACACACCATTTGTTGTTGGGGTTCCCTGTATAATCTGGCGCTCAACGTTCTGGGCATAGTGGGTATAACGTTTGTATGAGGATCTGAAAAAGGAAATTTCTGGATTTCCTGATAAATAAGCATCCTGAATGCCGACTGCGACGAGCTGTGTTATTCCTCCAGACATCTTATTTAATAAACACCACTACTTTAATTTTCAGGGAAGGGCGCCGGATCAAGGTGTTGGCTACTTGTCATATTACTTTCAATGTTGTATCCTTCTATTTCCCACGTACCAGTTGACCCTGGGACTAATGATTTACCAATTGATGGAGATGGTGCCTGTATTGGCTTTGCGGCTGCTGGTGACATTAACATGGTACTACCAATTGTTTGTCCCATAATATGTTTCATTGGGGAAACAGTGTGTTTAGCTGGATGTATAACTGGTGGTACAAATGGCATAATTGGGGATCCAAGTGTTGGTGAAACTGGAGAACTCAACATCATTGGAACAACTGGAGAGGGGGTCATCATTGGAACAACTGGAGAGGGTATCATTTATTACTAATTGATATTAATTTGATAAGGATTTTTGCTTGTAGTATCTTTTCCTAGGCTTAAAGTGTGCATAATTGGATTTACTGTGCACTTCTTTTCGTTAAAATCGTTATATTCTGGCTGAATGTAATTTTGTACAGTCCCTCTGAGTGGTCCTATGATACCTGCATGGTCTGTAGGAAGATCGCGTCTCAGATTTGTAACCTCCCCAATAACACTGAGGGGATCTGCTCTCACATTCATCTTTTGACCATTTCCAGGTCTATCTTCATTACTTCTCTTACCACTTACATGTGGGAGACTTTTGATGCCAGTATCAATGTAAGGCTGAAACACATTATATTGTGCAGGACCCTGGAACATCTCATTACCAGTCTCTGCGCGAATAGTTGGTCTCACAGTTTTCATAAACTGTGGTCTCCCCTCTGGACCTCTTATGATTCCACCCTGACCTTGTCCACTTGGACCACCTGTACGATATGTATTTGTTTTGGGTGGGAAATGAGTAAGATCTCCAATGTTTACAGCACCATTCTTAACAACTGGATTTGTTGGACCTCCCATGTTTCCAGCAAGTGGAATCAACCTCTCGTCATTTACATTATTTGGGAGAACTCTGAAAAATTGCTGAAATCCACCGGCTGCTGGAACATCTGCACAAACGCCCAATCCTCTTCCGACATTTGTCCACTGCCCACCTGGATTCAAGTTGTTCATCTTGTTGGAAATATTCTCACGACTATAAAGGTTATACACCGGCTGTCCAAAAGGAAGTTTCTTTTGGACATCTTGAAGAGACCCAATTTCATTCTTTGGTTGAAGTCTAAAATCTCCAATTCGACGACCAATGTCAGGAGTTATAATATCAGTCTCCATGAAATCAAGGGCGTGATCTCGAGGGTTCTCAGACAACTTTGAAGTTTGCTTTGACCATCTTGTTTCCTGTGGATCATTCTCTTGATCTTGGTTTATCTTTTGACCCGCAAATACAAGCCCTACAATAGCTGCCACGGACCAAGGATCCATTATTATAACGACTATAAAATAGTCGGAGAGAACATATTAATGTTTGATGATAAATTTTGCATATCTTTCATCGAAACGTGTATTGCGGTCAATGGTATATGAGCTCACTGGATCGTACATTCTTACTGGAAAAGTCTCCGGAACCTGATAAAGCTTTGGAAAGTCATATGGATTTGCCTGATATTCTTTATGATATCCTGTTGTAGTAATTGGTCTGATGTGACTTTCAACATCAACACGCTCTAAAAGTTGAGCATCTAGAATCTGGTGATCAGTCTTAATCATTTTAATATATTCCATTATTTCTTCTTGGGGGACCACGAGATTGAATAAACTCAGTTCTCATCTCTGGTTCGCAGAAACTTGTATCATCTCTGCATCTTGGTGTAAACATGTCTGTATAGCCATCCTTCAAAAAGTCTTCCAAATTGTTGTTGGGCATTTTAAAGAAGTTCATCTGAGACCAATGTTTACCTTCCCTGAATGGGTGAACTTTTGACCATTCTTCATCAGCATTTGAAGGTATTCCTGTATTTGGCCCCATTGGATAATTTTTCATCAATGTGTTGTTCATAAAATTATTTACTGTAGATGGAGGACCTTCTGGAATATCATTTGGAAAGTAAGAAGGTTTCACCATCCCATTTGTGTACATCATGTACAATATGAAAAGTACTCCTCCTGCTAAGAGAAGGATTCGAGGATCTCTTCTGATTATAAACAGAATCACTGAAAGATAAATGACAAAACGCATAGTGGCCAAAACACGCTCTTTTGGTTCCTGTGTCTTTGATGGCCAAAAAATCTTCATTTTAGTCTTGTCAAACAAGTCATCCATTTATATATACTTGGAAATTTACTTGATGTTTCCTAGAGTCTTCATAAGATCTGCAATTGAGAAATCCTGATCACCTCCGCCATTAGCCATTTGCTCTGCACACTTTGCAGCCATGCTCTCAATCATACTCATAGTATCCGGTGGAAACGTCTTGATTGTTGTACCAAACACCAAAAGAGTGTGGAGATATTGCCAAATTGCAGACTTGGTTGCGTCAGATGACAAATCCCACAGACTCTTAATATCAATCTCAGCTAGCAGCGGAATATTATTGCTATCATCAATGATGAAAGAATCATCCTTCTGCATAATCTTATTACGGTAAGGTTTTGTAGCCTTCATAAACTCATCAAGTACCTTGCTTGGGGTAGCAGTTCGAACAACCTCAAACGAAGCCTGAAACTTTATAATAGCCTTGTTCTCTGGAAATGTCAGGTTCAGCTCAGTCAGAAACTGGTCCATCATCTCATTGAATGCATTCACGGTCGTCATCTTTTGATTAGTAGTGACTCATGTCTTTAAAAGGGCTCTTTTGATATTGTTTCAAAACGAGCGTTGCCATAATACACTATAAAGAATACTAACAGACCCACGAATAGCGCTGGCTTAGTAAATGTTGAATTTTTTACTGGTTCTTTTTGGGTCTTGGGAAGAGTAAAATATATAGCTCCTGCTGTAGCTGCTGCTGCGAATAAAGATGCATAAAGTGGAGTTCGCATGAACTTGTCCATTTATTAAAACACCTATAAAATAGTTGGACAATTTATTGTGTTAAAATTCCAAATCCTGGTAGTAGGTGGTATATGCTATAGTTGTAAATGGTGGTGGTTTTTGCGTAGTAGTTAAAGTTCCTTGTAAATTATAAGTTCCAGCTACTGAATTAGAAAATTATTGTGGAGCCTTTTCTGGTGCATCGCTGAAAAGTACATCCTCTTCTTTCTTTTCAAGAGGAACCTCCTTTATAGGTTCCTCTGGGTTCCCTCCTTCTGGGAATGGAGACTCTGTAATTGGAGATTCTGTGTTGACATCCTCCTTTCCAGACTCTTCTGGCTTTGGCTCTCCAAGTGGATTCATAAGATTCTCAACAGAAGCTTCATCTGTTGCCAAATCATCATTGAGATACTCACCAAGAATGTCACAAAATGGAATTGATTCAGAGATGGCTTCAGAAATGCAAAATTTTACTCTGTCTTCAATCTCTTTTTCTCTCTTTGTCTCATTCTGCTCCTTCATGATGTAGGGATTCTCATAAAAGTTGTGAGCAGTCAAAATGAAACATTGGTGAACAAAAAGTTCATTTGTGGGTGGTTTGATGTTAATCTTTTTGGATTCAGCTCTTGTTTTTATGGCGTTTGAAACAAGTTTTACATATGCAATATAAATAGAATCTTTGTACTTTTTGAAAGATGGACATTTCTTCTCAATTTCATTTACAAAGTTGGTCACCTGAGCACTTGACATATTTGGAACCTTCTTTAGGCCATTTTGGAAGTTTATTAAAGAGGGTGTGGGTTGTGGCTTATCTGGTTCTGAAATATACTCAGCAGGTTTATCGTAAACATTGTGAATATAATCAATAATAACAGGGGACATTGCTTTTGTAACTATACAAGTCATCAAATTTATAAAATCCATCTTGTTACTATTTGGAAATGTATTTTTTTCTGAGCTGATTCGCAGTCTTTTTGAGATTCGCAAGAGCATGTAATTCTGGGTCAGGCTCTGCAATTGTCTTTTTTCTTCTTTCATTAATTTTGATATTCTTCACATTGTGTACAACCCATGATACATGAACGAGACCAGGGCCAAGAATACTCGTAGAGTATCCCAGATTTTGAAGCTGTTTATTCATGTAAACAGTTACAAAAGAAATGCGATAACTTGGGTATCCAAATATCATCTCTGGAATTTCTACAATAGTCTCCTTTCTACCCATGGAATAAGCAATTGAAATCTTTTTTGATAGTAAATTCAAAATACGGATGAGAACCTCCTTCTTTCTTTCTCTCTTTTCTGCATCTTTTCTTTCAATCTCTTCAAATGACAGTACATCAAGTTTCATTCTTAAGCAGTGATCATAAAATTATTCCAGATTGCTGGCATGTTGGGTTTTGGATCAACTGTATTCAGATTTCCAAGTGATAAATTTTTGACATTACCTGACCATGGATTCATAAAACCTGCTGGTACACCTCTGCTCGCGGATGTAAGTTTTCCATCCGTGTCTACATTCACATCGTACTGAATACCTGCATTTTGTTTCGAGTCTAAGAATATTATTCTTCCTGTGTACCCATCTGAAGTTTTATCAAAATACACAGTTGTTATTGGGTAAAGTGTATTTACTTTTTCCTGAAGTTGGGTTATTGTGTTTTGTATAATTGTTGGGTCTACTGCATCAAAAGTTGAAACTGTATTTAACATCTCATATTGTTCCTTTTTTGTATACACTGCCAAAAGTATCAGAAGAAAAGCTACAGAGACCGCGACAAGACCTTTCATTTTTAATATCAACCAATACAAAAATGGCTGCCCTATTATTAGTGAGTGATAAATGCGAATATTGTGTACAGACTATTGATTTTATAAAGAACAATCCAGTACTGATCCCTCTTGTGAATGTCCACAACATAAGCAAGTATGGTCTTCCAAAAGAACTTGGAGACGTGAAGAGAGTACCTACACTGGTGACAACAAAAGGTCAGAGACATACTGGAATTGAAGTTATTCGGTGGCTTGAGACAAATGTGCCATGTACATTTGAAGGTACAAGTTCATGTGGTCTAACCGCTTCGTATGATGAACCATTCGATGGTATCGGTGATGGGTTTCCACTCGATTCTTATGGGATGGAACTGTCCCCCAGCATCACACCAAGTATTCAAACAAAAATTGACAGATCAACAAAGGATGCCTATGATGAATTAAAGAAAAACCCAATTAGATAAATAATGAGGCTAAAAAGTATTCAAGCAACAGCCTTTAAATCATTATTTGAAGTTTTAAAAGAGATTATAAACGATGTTAATATTTACTTTGATGAAACTGGGATGAAGCTTACATCATTTGATGTAGCTCGAGTAACACTTGTAAGTGTGACGATGCCAACTGATAATTTTGAGGAATATGAGTGCAAAAGTCCAGTAGTTATTGGCGTTAATATTTCTAATCTTTATAAGCTTATAAAATCAACTGGCAATAATGATGTAATTTTGTTTGAAAATACACAAGAATATTTGAATATAACTATAAGCAATGATTCAAAGAAATCTACAAGCAAATTCAACTTGAAGTTACTCGATTTGAATGAAGAGATTATTGATCTTCCTGAAATAGATGTAAAGTACAGCACAATAATTCATTCTTTTGATTTTCAGAGACTTATACGTGACATGATAGCTCTAGGTACAGATTTACGCATCAAGAGGTATGATGATTGTATTGAGTTTTCGTGTTATGGAGATTTTGCAAATCAAACTACAAAGATTGAAGATCAAACAAAAATTGACACTGTGTGTGATGGACTTTTCAGTTTGAAATATATTGGTATGTTTGTAAAATCTACAACTCTGTGTCCTCTTGTACAAATAATGCAAAATGACGATAACGATTCCCCAATAATATTCAAATATTCAATAGCAAATCTGGGAGATATTAAATTCTACTTAGCTGCGGTAAATGACTAGTTTTTGTGGATCTACTTCTCTCAGTTCTACAAAATCAAACCACCCAATTGTAACACCCGTAAGTCTCCATTTTATTCTAAATCTTTTTGTAATTGGAAAAAAACTAATGGGATGAATCTCACACTGTCTAGGTCCTGAAAAAACTTTGACATTGTCAGTTATATCTTCTTCATAGTACTTCACCTTTGAGATTGGTCTTAACCTCTGTTTGAATAAAGGTGGCCAATCCAAGCATGTTGAGAAATACTTTAATCTTTTAGAATTGTACTTGTACTCTACAATACTTGGGTCACTCGAAAGCTTTTTTGTATCCTCCAGCCAAAAACCAACTGTACCAACCTTCTTTAACTTCTTTATTGAAAGAATTGTGAAATTAGGTCTTATAAATTTGACAATAATATTGAATATCCTGAGCATACTAATATTACTCATCAGTTCTTTATTTAAAAAATAACGAATATTAAAGACCAATGCTGGCACTTTATAATAAAAGAATAAAGGAATTGGAAGGTACACCAAATGAAATGTATATTTATATGTCAAAAGCGGCACCTTTTATAATGGCTTATGATGAGTCAAAAAACAAGAATGACATCTTTAAACAATATATGGCTGAAGTGGAGGAGGGTGGACCGTGTTCAATTGTAATGCCTGAAGATTTACCAAGCATCTCAAGATGTTTAAATTGTAACAAAAATAATCTTTATTATGACGAAAACTCCAGCGATCTTATATGTATGGATTGTGGCTCTGCTGAATTTGAAGCGGGAAGAGAAAGAAGTTACAAAGAAGAACAAGATACAGAACCAAATACACAATATTCTTACAAAAAAGAGAATCACTTTAATGAATGGATTGCACAGTTTCAAGCTAGAGAAGTTACGAATGTTCCACAAGACGTATTTGATATTCTTAGAGATGAATTCAAAAAGAGAAGAATAAACAAGAATGAAATAACACATGCAAGCGTTCGAGGGGCTCTGAAAAAGTTGAAACTTACAAAATATTATGAGCATGTTCCATATATATCAAGCTACTTGAGTGGTAATAAACCTCCTGTTATGCCAAAAGAACTAGAAGACAAATTGAGACATATGTTTTACATGATTCAAGAACCGTTTGATAGATGCAGACCAGATGACCGTAAAAATTTTTTAAGTTATTCTTACATCTTGTATAAATTTTGTGAATTGCTTTCAGAAGATTCATATCTCCCTTGCTTCCCTCTTTTGAAGTCGAAAGAAAAGTTGTACAAGCAAGATGTCATTTGGAAAAAGATTTGCGAGGAACTCAAATGGCAATATATTCCCACGGTTTAAAAAGAAACAGCATTTGTATTACAAGATGGCGATGAGCAAGATTCGTTATTGTCTCCTTGACGGTGAGGCAACCTTTGATGGAAAGATTCTTCATTCTATTTCAATCAAAGCGGTTGAAGCCCGTCTTCGCGATGGATCTTGGAAAGCGAAGGTTCTGGATTCCCGAGAGTATATGATTTCGGAGTTTTTCAAGAATGATGTCCTGGTAAAAAAGGAGAATGTTCTTGAGAAACTTGCAAAGGTTGTCAAGAAGGATCCATCCGTTGATGTTCAGTTTCGTCCATTTGCATATGTGATGAGTGAGATTACAAAGTTTGGAGCGCGATATGGAGGTGTCATTTTGGCTCACTCGATGGATCGTGATTTGGAGTTTATGGTTAATAGCGACAAGGCTTTTGGAACAATGCTATTTACCAACGGAGATCCCGGTGTTTCTGAGAAGCTGCCACATTGGTCAGGAATCAAGTGGATGTGCACACAGTACTTGATCTCTTATACCAAGTGGGCTGCACCGTACGCAGCTGTGTATCCACATGTGAATAACCGTCTGCAGACTCTTGTCAAGGAGATTAAACAAGAGCACACGTCAAGCAGCGATGTTGACATGTTGGTTATTCTGACGGAGCGTCTGTGCAATGTTTCAAATGGTCAGTTTTTGGAGGAGCGATCAAATGCGGTATTTGCAAAGCCGATAATTGGTATCCGCTAATATAACAATCACATCTTTCTTCTGAACTCATACCAAAATTAAAAATATCATAATCGATAGGGACTGATATACGCTTGAAATCATCAAATTTTTCTCTATTCGAAATTAAAGTGCTTATTAAGATTTTTAAGTAATCTATCAAACTTTTGGGAGGTGTTAAAATTTCTAAAGAATTTTCAGCTCTGATTTCAAAGACATCATTGAAACCTAAGAATGGAGAGCACGGTGAAAACTCCGCTGCACTTCCATCTATGTATCGTCCATCAACTGGAGTGAATAATAAAGGGACTGCTATACTACGTAAAAGTGCGTTTGATACGTCAAGATCAGGTGTCGTATCAATTGAACAATATATAGTCTTTTTACTTAAAATATCGTATGTTGCAATATGAAGCTTTACGGGATAAATCTCATAAAGTTCCCTAAATGTTACATCGCGAAGTCCACTTGTAAATATAATTTGTTCTAAACCATTCGTATTTATGAGACCATACTTTTTTATAAAATTCTTTATATCAATTTTTGTATACTGTTTTATATCCACATTCACCACAAAATCAAACAGGCGTTCTACGTCGCCTTTATATAGAATAAAAACAGCAGATATTAAAGCACCAGATGAAGCTGCTGAAATTTCTTTAAGTTCGGCAAGATGACCAAAATCTTTAAGATATTTGAGTACACCCATTATTTTGAAAGCAATCATCGCTCCGCTTCCAACTACAAGGTGCTTTACCATCTAATAGTAGCTGGGGAATGAACTGCGCAGAAACGCAAAGAGGATGGCATATACCAGTGTGTGTACAGCAACAGCTGGTGCACTGGTCTGTCCTGAAAAGAAGATACCGCGAGAGCCTGGAGGCAGAGTCAGAATCACACCTGGCATGAGAAGGATAAAGAGAACAAGTGGAACCACTATATCTGCTGTAGTCATAGACTTGATGTTAGTCAGGTAACGAATAATCAGATAATACATAACTGCAAAAATCAGTGCATTTATGACGAGTGGCTTACCAAAAGTATGAGAGTTTGTCATACTGGCGAATGCAAGCATGCCAGATGCTATTACAGCAAACAGAATTGCTGGAGTAAAAACCTTTGGACTTCTGATGTCAATCTTCATTTACTTATAGAAGACATAAAATTCATAAAATGTTTTGGGAGATCCAATAGATATCCACAAATTTTTCAAATCAGGTGAGTCTGGTTCTTGACTCACCTGATCTGGTTTATACATAAATTCACAAAAATCTGAAAATGACACGCGCTGATTGACAAGTGCGTACATTTGAGCTTGTTCTTGAAGCAAAAACCAAGTGTTCAAAAGATATGTGCTGTTCAAATCACACCAATCCTCATAGGTACCACCGTTATCTTCAATATCATCATCACTCCAAAACTCATCAGAATAATCATCAAGACCGAAAAAATCATTCCACTCACTGTTTAGGCCCATTTTTCAACAGTGCCAAAGACGAAGTTGTCTTCGCAGGGGCACTGTCGGTTATAGCTTTCATAGCACCCTCAACCTTAACTGCATCTCCGGAGAAGTATGATGTTAGACCCTGAACAATTACATCCTTTGTGATGCTTCCTTTAGACTGCTTCTCACGAAGACGAACTTTCTTGTCTCCAGTCTTGACATCCTCAACATCAGCCTGTTTCATTGATTCTTTAATGGATGCTGCTAGCTCCTTCTCCCTCTTGGCCAAAACAGAAACATCCTTTCTAATATCAGCAATCTGCTTCTTCAACTGAGCCCACTCCTCAATTCTCTGCTTTAAATCTGCCATTTGTTTTGTCGTGTCTTATTTCTTTAAACAACTACAAAGTAGTTGGAATCACTTGATTCGGCGTCGTCACTTGATTCGTCTACTTCCACTCATTGCTCTGAATTTCGAAAGATGGTCTCATCTGCTCGGGAACAATTGTGGACAAGTTAAAGATGCTTACTGGATCACGAGGGTTGGGTGGCTCGGATCTCATCTGCCAGTTGGCGTTACGTAAAGTACCACCAATAGTCTCTGGGTACCCAATCAGATTACGAGGGTCCAGGTAATTCTGGCTAGACAGAATTGCGTCAGTGGAAAACTGACTGAAATCCTGGTCAATTGGAATCTCCTTTGGGAGCAGGGCTGCTGAAGGAGTGGAGGGCATCATATTGTTCTGCATCATAGCAGATGCAGAGATGCTTCTGTCATTCTGGGCTGGAGCCAGATTCTGTGGCACCTGATTTGTTACTGGGCTGCTATCATATGGAGCACCCTCAATGACGAAAGTGGATTTCTTTTTTTTAGCGTACCCAGACTTTTTGAACTGTTTGAACATGAAGAAAAGTACAATAATAGCAAGGGCGATAGCTGCTAACATTTTACCATCGATAGCCATCATTTATAATTCATCCCGAAAATTTTTAAGCAAAATCTTCAAGAGTCTCCTCTGGGTCATCCTGAGTTTCTGGCTCATCTACGAAAAGATATCCAGACTTTTTCTCAGAAGTTGAAATTATACGGGCCTGGACAACACGCCAGATTGGACCGAAGCTCTTTTTTAGAAACCAAATTCCAGAGAGTTCAACAATCAGATTACATGACTTTCCAACTTCTAGGGCGTCTACTGATACCTCATTCTTGTCGATGTCAAACACAGTAGTAACACACTTTCCCTTGACCTTCATCAGACTTGCCTCAAATGCATCAGCAGTAATGGAATTCTCGTACATATTCTTTAGAGTATCATCTGGTATAACCTTTCCAAACCAAATTTCAGAAGACTCAGCAGCCTTCTTAACAATTATATCATCGTAAGAAGACAGGTCTACTGGAACTTTGTAAACGCCAGGGCCTGTAATCTTGCATTTATTAATCTGCTTGAAAACACGGGACTTGTCTTCATTTGTAATCTTTACGAAATAACGACCGTCATTCAGTTTCACTGGAGCTTCGAATGCCAACTGTGCCATTTAATACTATATAGAAAATATTCCTTTATTACAAGAAATGGTTGAGAGTCCTGCGGGTCCCAGTTTCACTCATCTGATGATTGCCATTTTGATCCTGTCCCAAATGCCAAAGACGGTAATCTTTGCTATACTCGTTGCAATGGTCATGTTCATTCCAGGTCTTAAAGAAAAGGTTACCAATTATATTAATAATGGCATCACTCGAGTCTCTAGAGTCAGCAATCAAGTCTCTCCACCGGGAGATGAGAAAGATTCGCCAGCTCCTTGAGGATCCAACTGGAGAGAAGGCCAAGAAGCGTACTGAGAATAATAGCTTCAAGCGCCCTCTGAAGGTTTCTGATAAGCTTCGTGAATTCCTTCATCTTCAGCCTGATGAGATGATTTCTCGTTCAGAGGTTACAAAGCGCATCAATCAGTATGCAGCTGAGCACAACCTGAAGAATGGTCAGAAGATTACCATGGATGCAACTCTGAAGGATCTGCTAAATCCTCCAGAGGGTACAGATATCACTTACTTGAATATTCAGCGGTACATGAAGGATCATTATATCAAGGACGCACCTCCTACAGATGCGACACCTGCCCCTGTAGAGCCAGTAAAGAAGGGTCGCCCCTCTGTTAAGAAGGCATAAAGAATATAATGTAGTACATTATTAAATGATCACCAAACCAGAATTAGAAGAGTTACTAGGAACAAAGATTAATGATATACGTCATTATTGGACGGCGTTTACACACAAGTCTGCAGATTCAAAAAACTCATATGACAATTTAGAATTTATAGGGGATTCAGTGCTTGGATTCATAGTCACAAAGTACTTATTTGATATGTTTGGCAAAGATGAGAATGAGGGCTTTTTGACCAAGGCTCGCACAAAAATTGTTAGAGGAACAACTTTATCTAACATATCACATAATCTTGGGCTTTATAAATGGATCCAAATGGATGAAAAGGGGCTTAGAAATGAATGGAACAAGAATCCAAAGATACTTGAAGATGTTTTTGAGGCGCTTATAGGGGCGATGTATTTAGATTTAGGACTTATAAACACACGTATTTTCGTATTGAGAGTTATAGATATGTTCCCAGTTGATTTTGGAAATGATGATAATTTTAAAGATCAGTTGATGAGATTTTGTCACGCAAATAAGAAGCAATTGCCAAATTATGTTTTGGAAAACACTGATAAAGGTTTCTTTAAAATAACAGTATTTATAAATTCTATTGAATGTGGATTTGGATCTGGGACAAATAAAAAACAGGCTGAACAAAACGCCGCAAAAGATGCACTTAAAAGAATTATGTCATTAAATATTAATGCATCCGATTGTTGAAAAGCTGTTGTCGGCGACTTATGATGAACAGCGCAGCAAAGAGTGGTTTGAACTCCGTGGTAAACTTTTGACTGCAAGTGATGCAGCCTCAGCTTTGGATCTCAACTTTTTTAAAAGCTCCGAGACTCTTCTTCTTGAAAAGTGCGGCTTTAAAAAACATGAGGAACCCAATGAAAATATAAATCGTGGTGTGCGTCTGGAACCCATAGTCCGTGACATGTATGATTCAATGTATTCCAAAAAATCGCACGAAATTGGTCTCATTGTTCACCCGGTTCACAAATGGCTTGGAGGATCGGCGGATGGTATAACTGAAGATGGACTCCTCATTGAAATAAAGTGTCCAAATAAACTGTCTCCAAAGATTCCTGTGTATTATTTCCCGCAAGTTCAACTTCTCATGGAAATTACTGGTCTTGAAATGTGTCATTTTGTTCAGTATCACGAACCAACAGACACCTTAAAGGTGATTGAAGTCCCACGGGATAGGGAGTGGTTTGCTGAAAACTTACCAAAGATGAAGAAATTTTGGGATCGCGTTCTTGAAAAGAGGAAGAATGGAGTTTGTGAAATTATTTTGTAATTATAATTATAATGAGTCCAATAAGTACTAAAACCAGAACTAAAAATTATCACCCTTACAGTGCAGCAAATACAACCAGAGCTGCAGCAAGAACCAGAGCTCTTAATAAAGAGCTCAATGAAACAATTAAGAGATGGAATAAAATTCAACAAAAATTAAACCAAAACAGAAGAAATAAATTGAATAAATTGTATCCAGGTGTCAAGATGACACCCACTGCAAGACATATGTTGTATACTTATCATCAAATTTGAGCCTCAAATGAAGTCTGAACAAGATCCACTCCATAAATAACTGGCTGAGATGCATAGTTTGTTCCATTGTAAGAAACAGTCGCGATTCGCACCTCCAAATCGCGACTTGAAAATGGACCTGCGTAAATATCCTCCCCAAAACCTCGAGGACGCATCAAATTGTTCTCCCCACAATGAGACATGAAAGTATTGACAAACACCTTTTGAGGAACAAACTTGCCAGGTCCAAAAGTAACCTTCTCTGACATGAGGAAATTGTGTAGAGAATTGGTGCTTGTTGCAATCTTGTTTCGCATCTCCTTGAAGTACTTTGGAAGTACATTCCAAATATCCTGATCTGCATACTTGTTTGTGTAGTCAAGATAGGCCCTCACACATTTCACAAGAATACACGCCATTTCAGTATCCAACTTCTCATCAAGTTTTGGATCAGCCTCCAAAACCTGTTTAGTAAAGTTCCAAGTTACAATGCGGCGTTGAATACTTCCAGAATTGTCCTTCCAATTTGGCACTTCATTGCCCGCAAGAATACCAGGAGTCTTCCATTCCTTTGTAATGGCTTTTTCATTCTTTCGTGCAATTGAAATATCCTCCCCAGAAACAATAGATTGAAACTCTGCTTGTTCAAGAGCAAGATCACCCTTGACCTCCGGACTAATAAATGCGAAACATCCATCAATACTCCAGAGACCAAACTTCTTCTCAATATTATTTGAGAGAGTCTTTACATCATCACACTCGTAAAACTTCTTCAGAGCCTTTGTAATAATAGTAGACTTGCCAGATCCAGCAATACCCTTCAGGAAAGGAATAACTTGCCAGCTATCCCTGACATTCAGATCAAAACAAAGACGGCCAGCAAACACGTAGAGCCAGCGTTGAACCTCCTCTGGAAAATTTTGATAATTCAAAATACTTTGAAAGTACGGAGTCTCAATCTCGTACCAATCATCTGGAGTCTCTTCAGGAAAATCCAAATCAAAGTACTTGCAAGATACTACAAATTTGTCTGGGTGGTTCTCAATTCCGTACTTGTAAAAAGTATCAGTAGATCCATCATAAATTCCATTATTGAAAGACCACACGTTCCTATTCTTTTTAATCTCCGGAAACTGTATATCACAACACACTGTGAGAAATTTTATACAATCTGTGATGTTGCTTGATCGCTGTGTTGAATTTTTCCACATGTCATATTTCGTCTCCTTTTGCACATTTGTGTACACAAAGTCCTTAATCTCAATGACAGACTTCCAAGCTTTTGTAGACCCAATCTCCTTACAGCAGAAGCCCTTGTATCGACTGTACTTTTCCCTTTGAAGAATATCCAGCATATACAGAATCAACTTTTGAAGAGGCAAAAGATCATCTTCTTCAGCAGGCAAAGTACACAGGCGAAAGAATGATCCATCAGATTCACTCACCATTGCTTGATCCTCCAAAAGCTTCATCCATCTGAATATCAGTTCGTACTGATGGTCTACATATTCAATGAGACGTGTCACCCGAAATTCAGGAGGGGGTGCATCAGGGTCCCCAGGGGGATCCTCTGATGGGGCTTTGCACCGATGATACAGTGCAGAAAGTTCCTTGATGTACCTGTCGCGCTTCTCCTTGATCTTCTCAAGGTCCATTACTTTTGCCATCCCAAACTGATCGAGTTCTTCATCAGTAAAGAATGTTTTGAATGAATTTGTAATTGCAGAGTACTTGTCATTCTTTACGTTACAATTTGTAACCGCCACAAATTGTTGAATTTCCTCTTCTACTGAAGTCAAGTTTGTCATTTATGAATATCAAGAGAATATATTTTTTAAGCTTTGAGTTTAGCAAGAATCTTAATCAGTATCTTGTTCTGCATCTCCATCTGTTTTACAGCAGAAGTCATAATGTCAGCAATATTCTGACCCTCCTCATTGACCAGGTAGTTTGCGAATGGATCCTCCCCCATCATCTCCTCCAGGTCACCATCATCATCCAGCTCAGCATCCTCCTCATCTTCAGGCACCTCCTCAACAATAGGACGCTCAGCACGTGTGGTTGACATTTTATAATACACCCTGAAAATTTTCATGTGTTTGAAACGCGTGAAATTATTTTCTTGGAGTACTACAAAATGGCTGGAGGATTAATGCAGCTTGTTGCTTACGGCGCCCAGGATGTTTACCTGACTGGTCAGCCCAAGGTTACCTTCTTCCAGGCTGTGTACAAGCGCCACACTAACTTCGCAATGGAGAACATCATCCAGACCGTCAACGGTTCCGTGTCCAGTGGCAATCGCGTGTCTGTGACCATCGCCCGTAACGGTGACCTGGTTGGTAACATGTATGTCTCCCTGGCACCAGTAAGCAATCTGACCCAGACTTCCACCAACATCAACATTGATTCCAACTGGGTAGCAGAACGTGCCATCCAGGATCTGGAGCTGACCATTGGCGGCCAGCGCATTGACAAGCACTTCCAGGCTTGGTGGCGTCTGTATTCCGAGATCTTCCTGTCTGAGCCAGACAAGTGTCAGTGGGGCAAGAACACCACCCCAGGCAACTACAACGTAGCTGGTCTGTCTGGCAATGATGTCCGCGTGAACCTTCCACTGCTGTTCTTCTTCAACCGCAACCCAGGTCTGTATCTGCCACTGATCGCTCTACAGTACCACGAGGTTCGTCTGGATTTCAATCTGTCTACCCTGTTCAATCTGTTCTTCCAGAACACCTTTGAGGTCTGGGCCAACTACGTGTACCTGGATACCGAGGAGCGCCGCCGCTTCGCACAGAAGGGTCACGAGTACCTGATTGAGCAGATCCAGCACACCGGTGCTGATACCATCTACTCCCAGACTCAGACTGGAACCACCACCCAGTCCGCACTGATCCGCCTGTCCTACAATCACCCAGTCAAGGAGCTGATCTGGTGCTACACCAACCCAGGCTACCAGTCCGCCAACGTTTTCAACTCCATGTGGAACTTCTCCTCCAACTGTGCCAATGTCAACATCACCTCCAATCTGAACAGCTTCCAGCTTACTAACAACTTCATCCAGCCACACATTATGGGTGCACCTCACATCTTCACAGGTTATTACCAGGCATCTACCGGCCAGGTTGCCAACTATTACTCATCCAACTGCATGTGGACTGAGGATGGTGTAGCAAATTTCACCGGTGCATACACCGTCGCATCTGGCCAGCTTGGTATCGAGGTGGGTCCTCTGTACCAGTTCAAGCTGATCCTCAACGGTCAGGATCGCATGGCTGCTCAGCCAGGCAAGTACTACAATATCACCCAGCCATACTACTACCACACCGGCAACCCATACCCAGGTATCTACAACTACTCCTTCGCTCTGCAGCCAGAGGAGCACCAACCAACCGGTACCTGCAACTTCTCCCGCATCGACAACGCCCAGGTGTCTGTCGTGCTCAAGCCAGGTGTTTCCTCCACCCAGCAGCGCATGTTCGCAGTCAACTACAACGTGCTGCGCATCCAGTCCGGCATGGGCGGCCTTGCTTTTAGCAACTGACCTCCTATATGTTGGTGGGAATGCAAGTCCTACTCTATATTTAAAGAGAAGCCTTGCTTTAAGAAAAAATGCAAAAATGTTCAAATTGTACACGTGCAGAACAATCACTCGATCAGTTTATTAGTCGATTTGGTAAACCAACCAAGACATGTAAATCATGCCGTGAAAAAGGAAAAAGAAATGATGAAACCCCAGAACGTAAAGAAGCACACGCTGCACTCATGGCCCAAAAGGGGAATGAGTATTCACAAGCGTCTCGTGCACGTCGTTTAGAAGAAGATCCAGAAGGGTACAGAAATCATAATAATGAAATAAATAGATTATGGAAGACTAAAAATAGAGAACATATGAGATTATGGCAAAGAACCAATCTAAATACTCGCCTTGATGCAATCAAAAGAAGTGCAAAAGAAAGAAATAAACCATGGACTATAACAGATCAAGAAGCAAAAAGAATGTTGATAAGTCCATGTCATTATTGTAGACATATTGATTTATCAATTAGACTCAATGGTATTGATCGTATAGATAATTCCAAAGGTTATATTCCTATAAATGTGGTTCCTTGTTGCAAATATTGTAATTATGCAAAAAATATGCTCACCGTTGAAGAATTTATTTCAATGTGTAATAGGGTGCATAATGTTGATTCAGGTGGGCGTAGAGTATCATGTCATTTTTAACTTCGCATAGCTCAGTGGTAGAGCGGTGGATTGTAGCTCCATTTGTCACTGGTTCGATCCCGGTTGCGGAGACTTTTAAAAAATTACTCGTCATATGTGTAATTTTTTAAAAATTTATACTAATAAAATGAAAACTGCCATTATTGCGGGGATTGTAGCAGTTGCTTTTATTGCCATTCTTATATTCTTGAAGATGAGAAACAAGAAGAAGCCAGCGGCTGCTTCAGTAGAAGCCCCTGTAGAAGAGAAACCAAAGGGTACTATTTATGGTGTGATGACATGCCCTCACACAGTTACCCAGACCAAGAAGTATCCAGATTATGATTTTGTCGATTGCAGCACAGGAGGCTGTCCATCATTTGTAACTGCTTATCCAACAACCAAATTCCCAGATGGAAACATTGTTGTAGGGGCTTAAAATTTTCAATCTTTTTGAAATAAATGTTTGCCCGTCTTGTTGATCACATGGGTTCGGATGATTCAATTGTACAGGCGGCGAGAATTTCATACAATAATCATGGTCATCAAGAAGACTCTCAAAAAACCAGACATCTTATTCGATATCTCATGCGTAATTGGCACACAACTCCGTTTGAGATGGTGGAGTTTAAATTTCACATCAAAGCACCAATTTATGTAGCGCGTCAGTGGTTACGTCATCGCACTGCAAGTGTGAATGAGGTATCTGCTCGGTATACTCAAGTCAAGGATGATGAATTTTATGTCCCAATGGAATTTCGTAAACAATCCTTGATCAATCATCAAGGAAGTGACATCTCTGATCCTTTTGACAATGAAACAAACTATGCTTTTGTGGAACTTCAAAATAAAACATGCAATCTTGCATTTGAAAATTACAAGACTCTTTTGGATTATGGAGTGGCCAAGGAACTGGCTCGTGGAGTTCTCCCAGTGTGTTCAATGACGGAATTTTATTGGAAGATTAATCTTCACAATTTATTTCACTTTTTGAGGCTTCGCATGGATGATCACGCACAATTCGAAATTTCAGATATGGCCAAACGTATATATGAAATCATCAAGCCAATTGTGCCTATGGCCTGTGAAGCTTTTGAAGATTATCGGTTGAATGCGGTGACCCTCACGGGACCGGAAGTTGTGGCTATTAAAACTGGAGATACTTCTGGACTTTCAAAGAGGGAACTTGATGAGTTTCGTGTTAAAAATCTAAAGCTTGGTTTGATGAATGAACGTAGTCACTAACCCATTGTATTCTGATTCATTTGGTCAAAGATGGTATATTGAAATTAATAATCAAAAATATAAAGTACCTTACAGGTATAAACGAATTATGTGCAAGATTCCAAGAGGCTTAAAGACACTTTTTGAGCTAAAATTGGGTGATGAAGTGTCAAATATAGAATTTAATACAGTTATTTGGGAAGGTGATGTTCATTACGTATTAAAATCAATCGACACTTGTAAGGAAGGATGAAAGCAGCTCTCACCGTGAGGGCGAATGAAAATGCGGTTGGTATACAACCAAAGCCATTCAAGGTTTACAGGGAACTTCCAGATAAAAAACTTGTAATTCCCAGATTTTTTCCAGTTGGAAGTCTTCCTAACACGAACGTCATTTCAAAAATAAATGAAGGTGAAGAAGCTTCTTTTAAATTCAAAGGAGTTTTGCGTCCTCACCAGAAGGATGCACTCGCAGCATTTAAAGGGAATGGGGTCCTTTGTCTTCCATGTGGTCAAGGAAAAACTATCACTGCACTTGCAATTGCTTCAAAGATGAAGAGAAAGACTTTGATTATAGTTCACAAGGAGTTTTTAGCATCTCAATGGGTAGAAAGAATTCAACAATTCTTCGAAGGAACCAGTATTGGAAGAATTCAAGGTTCAACCTGGGACACAGACGGACATCAATTTGTAATTGCTATGATTCAGACTCTTTGTATTCGTGAGTACGCAGAGAATGCTTTTGACATCTTTGGTCTTGTGATTATAGACGAGGCTCATCATATTGGAGCACCTGCATTTTCACAAGTTATGCTAAGAATCAACCCAAAGTACACCTTGGGTCTCTCAGCAACGCCTGAGAGAAAGGATGGACTCACAAAACTTCTTTACTGGTTTTTAGGTCCAGCCTTTTACACCATGCAACAAACTGATACAGAGTTTTCGGTAAATAAAGTGGATTTTGATCATCCACCAATATTTAAGGAAGGCCCGCACCTGACACGGTTTGGAAAAGTTTCTATGAGTACAATGGTTACAGAACTCACAACTATAAATGAGAGAAATGAATTAATACTTACACAGATAAGAGATGCTCAAAAAAGAGGAAGGAAGATCCTAGTCCTAAGTGATCGTAGACAACACTGTGAATACCTGTTTTCTCAGCTAGATCCAGAGAAAACCACCCTTCATATGGGTGGGTTTAAAGGAAACCCTGAAATCGGGGGAGGAACGCTTATTTCAACATTTAGTCTTGCGTATGAGGGTCTAGACATACCTGAGTTGGATACTTTGTTTTTGACAACTCCTCACTCCGATGTGAAACAAGCTGTTGGACGCATAACGCGATCAAAGGGTGCGATTAAGGAGATTTGGGACTATGTGGATAATTGGTCCATCTTCAAAAACATGTGGTACAAGAGAAAAAAGATTTATGATGGTGTTGAAGACAACTGCGGTGCAGTTTGCCTATTTTCTTGAATCCATGAGTGAAAGTGCCACCATACCAGCTATAAACATTATAAGTATTATATTGCATTCAGTCTCCTTCTGGAAGAGTGGTGGAGGCTGCACTGGTGAACTTTTGAATTTTAATAGAGGCGGCGGTTCCTCTTCAATGTAAGCCCACGCTACCATTTATTATAAGACGAGTTCTTTTTTATTCTTACGACTCTTTCTCTGTTTTGTCTGACCACCAGAAATATCTACATCACGTATTCCACTTGATGTAATTGAGATGATGTCAGACATTTGCTCATCATCTGCTGGCTGAGCCTGTGAAAGTGAACCCATCAGACTTGATAGATCCATTCCTCCACCTAGACTACTCAGATCAATTCCTGGACCTCTCATATCACGACGACCATCTTTAGATGGTTCTGGACGTGTCTTCTGAGGCTGATTTGTGGGTGGAATAAACTTTTTGAACATAGACTTGCTCAAGTGGAACATCATTGCAGATCCACCAACCATAAACATCAGTTTAATCTCTGGAGCCACATTCACCTTACTTCTGTACTTTGCAAAGAGTTCCTCAAATACACCATCGTAATCATCTTGGTTCTCCATAATATTCTCAGACCACCCATCAAGTTCCAAATCAAAAGGGTCAAACTTTTTGTTAAGAAACTCAATACCGGATACACATGCTACAAGCATGCGTCTCTGAAACTTTACAGACTGATCCACCTCAATAGAATAAGACATTCTCTTAAACTCTGTACGAATGTCCTCCACTGAAGAATAAATAGTCAAACGGGCTGATGTCTGAATACCCTTTTTAGAAAGTCTTGAAATCTTGTTCAAGAGATCAGCCTTCTCATCATCAATAGATTTGTAACCCTCAGATGGACCACTGTGTGATGGTCTCTGAAATTCCTGATTTGGATCCTCACCGCCGTCCCATTCTTCAGCGGGTGGAGGTCCAGAACCTTCCATCTTATTATCATTCACAAAAGCGTCAATGTCCTCCTCCTCTTCCCTGATTGCCTGTGGTCTTCTAAAACCACGAGAAGGTGCCGGACGTCTTGGTTGAGCCCTCTGGGAATCTTGTGCCACATTAATTTCATCCATGAGTGCCATCTCATCCTCATCAAGATCAAACTCCATTACAGTTATTTAAGAAAATGTCTTTAACACAAACGCAGGAAGAAATTGTTGGTCAACAATAAATGGCCAAGACATATGAAATTATCATCATAGTACTCCTGTCCCTGGTTTTTATCAAGATGTTTTTCCCCAAAGCTACATCAGGATATGCTCTTGGATTCCCACTGAATGTTTCTGGGACCGGTATAGAGCCTCGCAAGTTTTGGGATCTGAATGATACACTGGCATGCACTCCAGGGCCAAGCAAGGATGCTGCTTACTTTAACCGTACCAGCAATCCAGGCGGCATTTGCGGTGATCAGCAGTTTGTGAATGATGCTATGAGAAAGTACACAATTATGGATTAAATATTGACAACATGTAAGATGGAAACGTATATTCACGTGAACTCAGCGAATAGAAATACATCTCTTTACCCATCAGGAAATAATTACTCAGTGTATCTCCCAACTGTTATACAAAATATCATAAAAGCTGAGGTCATAACAGCTCGTGTACCAAATACGGTTTATTACTTGAATACAACAACAAATTTGTTAACAACAACCGGTACTTCAAGTATTATTATGCCTCCAGGGTTTTATGCTGATCCTGTAGCGTTTGCAACAGAGATATCAAATAGATTTACAAGTACTTCAGCTGAGAAAATCATATGGGTCCCAGCTGAAGGTAAATTTCTTTATTTGACAACAGCTGCAGTTGGAAGTACTTTCAATGTAATTGCAAGCGATTTCGCTACAATGATTGGAGCTCCAGTTGGGAATTATACAACTGTTGCAGTTTCAACTGCAATATGTTCATCAGCAACTTCTAGTACTTTTACTTCTTGTTTCAAGTCTCCAAGTGTAGTTGATATGACTCGCAATGATTTCATGTTTTTGAATATTGCTGAATTAAATCACAACAACTTCAAAGATCCATATGGTACAAATCCTTTAGTTTCCAAAGTATCACAACAGACTACAGGAAACACAACTGGTCTTTTTACTGCAATTACAATGGATGTCACTTCAAATACTGTAAAGACTTTTAAGAATAGTGATTATCCAATTGCAGTTTATTATGACCCACCAATCTCATCAATTGATAGGATCAGCATATCTTGGTATGATTACAGGAGAAACTTGATAAACTTTCAAGGATTTGAAGATAATGCAGTTATTTTGAGAATAACATCGTCAAAACCTCCAGGACCCTTAAATTTAGGAGATGTTGGAAACATATTAGAAGAAGAAGATACCAAACGCAAATCACTTCCACCACCGCCACTCCCAAAGATTATAAAGGAGAAGAAAACATGGGGACGCTGGTTTATTCTTTTGGTTATTGGTGCACTCGTCACTCTTTGGATTTCAAAAAAACGAGCCGCGTGGCCTGGGCCTTATAAAAATAATTAAGAATGTAAAAGCTCAATGAGTTTCGAAGAAATATGGGCCCAATTTGATTCCCTGAAACAAGAACAGGATGCTGAAATTCAATTACGGCAAAGCGACTTTTTTTGTACATGCGGAGGTCTAAAGACTTTTTCTTTGGAACTTCCCACATGTACAACTTGTGGAAAACAAGATGTGAGTTTTATTTCTGACGAACCGGAGTGGGCTGGTGGACCGGATGAGGATGGGAATGAGGATCCTTGTCGTGTTGGTATGGCTCAAAATACTGTTCTCTTTTCTGAAAAATGGGGGATGGGGACAATCATCAAAGGTAAGAATTGCCAAAAGATGGCTAAAATTAACTTTCATTCTTCTATGAATCACAGGGATCGCGCGCTTTACCATGCTTATGCGGAGATTGAAAATATTTGCAAAAGAAATTTGAGTCTCACAGATAACGTAATTGAAGAAGCGAAAAAGATTTATAGGAAATTCAATGAAGACAAGTTGACACGTGGTGCAGTAAGGACTGGTATAAAAGCCAATTGTGTTCTTTTTGCTTGCAAAGCTAACAATGTTACTCGTTCAACAGAGGAAATTTCACAGGCTTTTGGGATTCCTGTAAAGGATCTTTCTAGGACTATTGACATGTTTCGAGAAGTTACTGGGGAGGAGATCAAAGAGTCTGCAGGGGCATCGAATATTCTGGCACGCATATTCAATGATGTTAAATGTATTCCAGACTTGGAGCGTGGAAGGATACGTATGAAGCTCATAAGTATGTGCAAGACTCTTGAAAATAATCCAAATCTTTTGGGTAAAACTCCAAAGGGTATTGTATCTGCTATTTTGTATACACAACTTATAAATCTTGGTTACTCGACGGATCGAGCTGAAATTTCAAGAATTTGCGGAGTTTCAGTTCCGACATTGGTGAAGATTGAAACCATCTTAAAGACTTGCGTAGCAGTTTAAGAAATGAAAATCTTCTTGAGCACTCCGTGCTATGGTGGTCTCTGTCTAGCAAAGTATGCAGAAAGTATGATTGGTCTTCAAAAGATTTGCCAGGAGCACAACATTGAGATGCAACTTGATACAACCGAGAATGAATCTCTAATTACACGCGGGCGATGCATATCAATTGCTAGATTTCTTTACAAGTCAAATGCGGATCTTTTCATCTTTATTGATGCGGATATTCACTTTGAACCAGAGTCTGTGATTCGATTGATCAACTCTGGCTATGATGTTTCCGTTGCTTGTTATCCAAAGAAGGTTATCATGTGGGACACAGCTGAGAGGGAAGTTCTATCTGGGGGTGATAGAGATCTTTCCAGGGTCTCAAGTTCTCTTGTAATGAATTTTAAACATGCTCAATCAAGAATTGAGGCTGGTTTTACAGAGGTACTTGACGGGCCCACTGGATTTATGTGTATCAAAAGATCTGTTATTGAAAAGATGTATGCAGCTTACCCGGAGCTCATGTGTAAGAATGACCACCAGAACAAGGATTTGGATGAGTATTGTGCAATTTTCGATTGTATGATTGACCCAGATAACAAGAGATATCTATCAGAAGATTATGCATTTTGTAGACGCTGGCAGCAGATTGGGGGACAGATTTTCGCAGATGTCACCACAACGTTAGGGCACGTAGGAAATATTAGATTCTCCGGACGACTTAAAGTTTAAATACTCATTAAATTGAAATGAAAATTATTATTTGTCTTCGATCCGTGAATGATGCAATTTACACAACGGGATTGCATACTGTTTTAAATTTTGGAATGTATTGCAAGGCTTACAATATTCAATATGATGTGCAAATTACACCATCCGATTACCCACACCCAAAGTTACTAAAATTGTGTGATAGACTCATATGGATTGATTATGGGGTATCAATAGATATAAATACCGTTCAAAAGTTTTTGTCCCCTTTTCCCGAAAATGTAAAGGTTCTTGTTGTTCCAGCTGTTCTCCCAAAGGTGGACTGGGAAGCTTTCAAAGTAAAAACTATGATGGGTTCAGATGAACCAGTGAATCAGAGAGGTTTAACATTTGATGTACACGCAATTTCTTCAAAGGAAATTTGCAAAGGTGTATCAGAATATGTGAAGGGCGAGGGTAGAATCATTGCTTTTGATTCGAAAGGTGTTTTGAAAAAAATGGGGTCAAGTATTCAGCTCAGTAAATTAAAAGATGATGGAATCAAAATTGGAGTCTTGAACTCAGATACTGCTCTTTGTCATTACACTTACGAGTGTCTTGGAAATATATTAGAGAGTTCAGGCGTTAAGCTTGTAAGAGATGGACCAGAAAATTAAACAATTTGTTTATGACATCTGGGGGTCATCAAACATAGATAGATTTCCAGGTCCTCAACCCATCTCAATAGAGCGTAAGCACTTTGAGTATGTGAAACGAAATGAGTACATGGTGTGTGAAAAGACTGATGGGACGAGACACATCTTGGTTTGCTTTATGGATGGCCCAAACAAAATTTGTGCCCTTGTAAATCGGTCTTTTCAATACAAGTTGTATTCATTGACTGTGCATCGCAACACTTTGCTTGATGGGGAGCTCATTGGGGACACCTTTATAGTACACGATGCAGTGGCTATAAATGGGGAGGATCTTCGGTCGAGACCCCTCAATGAGCGTCTTGCCAAGATTAGTTCTTTGTGTACAGTTATTGTTCCTGGTAAGATTAAAGTTAGATGCAAGAATATGCTCCCATTGAGAGATGTTGGCAAATTGATTCTTGGACAGGACACTGATGGGATTATAATGACTCCGGTTAAGGAACCAGTTAGGTTGGGGACGCATAGAACAATGTTCAAGTGGAAGGAAAAGAATACAGTGGACTTTATTGTGCATGATGGATATCTTTGTGTACAAAATGATTCAAGACTTGTAAAAATTCAAACGACTGATGAGAAGGTGAATGGAAAAATTTTGGAATGTGTGTACGGGTCCGGTGTGTGGACACCAATCATTACAAGATTAGACAAGGTTCATCCAAACAACTTGAGAACTCTTGATCGCACAAAGATTAATATTGCTGAAAATATTTTATTTGATGAACTCAAACATGAATTTGGGTCAGGCGATTGAGATTATGGTCAATGCGAGAAGGGAGTATGATGCGAATCGTCCAAAGGTTGTTTTGTTGGATGAGGCTCCAAAGCCTCAAAAGGTGGAGGCTCCTCAGAAGAAGATTTGTGAAGCAATAACAATGGGGGGGAAGCCTTGCAAAATGGCTATAAATCCTCAATATAAATGCTATTGCACTAGACATGGGAAAAAAATCTAGTAGCTTCTTGGATCTTTAGTAGAGTTTCTGGATGTTCTTGTATCGTTATCTTATTATCAAAACATTCCTTCATGTATTGGATTAAGTTGTCAATCTTTGGTTTTCCCCACACCATGTCTGGTGTAAATAAAAATTCAGCATTTGCTCCTACAGGGCACATTGTACACTCAATAGTATATTTCGTCGTCACATACTCTTTAAGTCCCCCAAAATCTGTTATTATTACTGGTTTATTTCTTAGAGCCGCCTCCACTGCACCCATTCCGACACCCTCTGAATGAGAACAGTTTATGTAACAATGAGACTTGTTGTGAATATGTGTTTCCATGTCATCATCTGAAATGAGGCCATTAATAACCTGAATATTTGGAAGTTTCACTTGGAATGGGTCCCTACAAGTAGCTTTGAGCAACAACTTTGCACTTGAACCAAAATTGCACCGAATAAATGCTTCTATGAGCATAGTTATATTCTTTCTTGGGTCTATCAAATTTCCAATGGTATAAAATACATAAGGATCAACTGGTGGAACCACAATTGTTTTTGGAGGAGATTGGTAAAGCGGAAGAATCTGAAGATTTTTACCAAATTGCAAGTCAAATATATCTTTACAAAATTTACTTGGTGTCAGAATATTATCAAAATTATTCAACATGTCACCGTAAGCCTCATGAACAGGATACGTTTCACATATAGTCATTATGTAAAACTTTTTTGCCATCTTTTTCATATCAATAGCAATTTGTACAAAATCTTTTACAGGTAACAAGAAGAAGAATACATTGTCTAAAGGGAAATCTCCAATTGGTTCTCCATATGTCAAGTATTTACTACCGGGACACATATTTGAGTACTTCATCATGACTTGACCAATTCCAGACATTTTACTCGGTCCCACAAATAGCCAACTGCCCATTTAAAAGGTTAACTCACATAACTTTTAAATGTACAGAGTTCCGGATGTGGGTTTTGGAAATGTCCTTCTTTTCTTGAGTTGTGTAAATGATCCTCTGATTCCAGTTTACATGAAGAAAAAGTCTGAATTTTTACAATTTAGTAATTTGAACATAGTAGAAGAAGAACCATACCTCACAGAACTTCCAAATCCAGGAATTGCGTTGAACCCAACAACTGCATCTTTCATTCATCCCAAGATTCGAGCCAGAGTCCAACTTGCTCCAAATATTCTTACTGACAAACACATTGCACTTGTATCCGGTGTAAATATCGGAATATCAATCAGAACATTTTATGAAGAAGCTGATAAACCAATCAACAAGGTTCCGCTTGAGAACCATTACAAACTCATAACTGATAATCCAACTGCAAAGGTTTTCATAGCATCAGATTCAAATGATGTGAAAAAATCCCTAAAAGCGCGGTTTGGGGACCGCATCTCATATCTTGACAACGATTCCAAACATCAGACAATGTTTAATATAGAAGATCCAAATCCATTTATTGAATTTTTCTTATTGAGCATGTGTCCAGTTGTAGCATTTACAGCTGGTGGAGCTTTCGATGGACAATTTGATGGATTCTCCACATTTGGATACACCGCTGCAATTTATGGTGGAAAAAAGATGTTGGGAATAGATCGTTCCAGAACCGACTACATTATGTATTAATTCAAGTCTCGTGAACAAGTCTCTGAAAATTTCAAGTCTGGATCAAAAAATGGAGTTTGACTTCCCAGCCTTCCACCCTGATACTCGTGTCATCATGGCGAATAGTTCATTCTCGCACATAAGTGACATCAAAAGTGGTGATGTGCTTTGGGGAAAAGGAAAGGTTCGCCTAAACGTTCAATTTCATCTTGGGGGTCTCAAAAGGATTGACATGCAATATCTTGGCCTCGATTGTGCAATGCTTCCCGCATCTAAAGACCCGAGTCAAAATGTTCAAAGGGAGACTTTCTGCGTTTTTCTTCTAGTGATGGAAGATCCGGAGGATATCATCCCAGTGAGTGATTTGCATTTCAAAAATAAACAGGATATTCGAATCACTGATCCATATTGGGGAGGTGAGCCTTTCATTCGCGACCTCAAACGTCACCCAGACTTCAACAGAGGATACATTCGTCTACAGGATCTAAAGGTGATCAAAAATGGGAGTCATGTGTACAGGATCGAGTTCCTTGAACAGAGTGACTTCAACGATACCTGAATGGACTCCGCCATCTGGGAGAATCTTCCATGCGCTTTGAGTGAACGGATCTGCAACACTCTTCCTCAAGTTCGCAAGGTTGATGAAAACTTGAAGAAGGACATTGAGGACTGGGGGCGGTTTATGGAGTTTAAGAAAAATATTGGTAATATTGACGTCTTCTTCACATTTCTGAATGTGATGAATGAGGAGAATGGTCCGGTGTTTATAAGGCCTGGAGTGGGAATTAACATGCTATTGCTGTACTCGCTTTGGTGTCAGTTGACGGAGGAGGAGCGCGCTCGGTGCCTAGAAGTTTTTGAGACAACCACTTAGTGGTTGGTCAGCAGTTTCCATAGTTTAGTAATAGGGTTGACATTCTCTTCGTAAAATACATCTTTACAATAATCTTGTCTTACATTCACCGCCAATGGATACACAATCGTCCCATCAACCTTGTTTACTGTCCTAAAATATGTACAGTCCCCATATCTCAGAGGTGAAAATATAATAGGTCGTTTAAAATACTTGCAATTCTTGCAAAACTTTGGAATTGCTTCTGTGTGAATTTGTTGAATATGGTGCTGACTCATTTATTTGAAAAGACTTTTTACCTTTAATATAAAAGTTGTATCAACGCAGAATACCCAATGAAGAAGTTCACCAAGAAGAAAGAAGAGAAGAAGAGTAATCAAAAAAGGCTTTTGGAAATATTTTGAAATAAGAAATGCACCAAAAATAGTCATCAAAGTATCAGCGACTGCAAAATTTGCTATCCTTATTGAATGAACTCCAGTTCCAGGCTTTCCAAAAATGTCTTTGAATGGACAACTACGAGTAGTTGGACAACTACGAGTAGTTGGACAACTCATTTTATTTGGTACATATATAATAAATGAGTATACCTGGTATACTTGCAATTTCAATAGCTGAAATATTTGGTGATTTTAGCTACAAACAATTTGCTAGAGGTGGAAATCCAGTAGATTTTGCAAAGGGATCTGCTGGATACATTGCAGTTGTTTATTTTTTAATAAAGTTACTCAAAACTGGAAATGTTCTTTATGTAAATGGAATGTGGGATGGTGTCAGTGCGCTTTTGGAAAGTGTTGCTGCTTATTTGATACTTGGTGAAAAATTGAATAAACCATCACAATATATCGGTTTGGGCGTAATTATATTAGGTATTTTTATTTTACATTCTGGCGGAATTTCTAATTAACCAACTCTTCAAAGTTGTGCATAATGAATTCCAAGTGGGGTCAGTGTACCATCAAGTGCAATAAGAGATCCATTTCCCATATTTATATCATCTGTGGGTCTTGTCTTCCACGTATATCTTTCCACGTATGATCTAGAGTTCATTCCTTCAACAACTGTATCCATAAATGCTTGAATCTGTGTTGTACTAAATTTTTCTGGGTTTGAAGTTGTGGCATTCCAGTCAGCTACACACATTTCTGTAATCCAAATTGGTTTTTTGTACTTTGCATAAATTGAATCTATCCAATTTAGAAATCCAGCTGCGTTCGGTGGAGCATACCAGTGAAGAGCTATAAAGTCTGGTTGCATATTAGCATTTGTAAGTTGTATCCACAGAGCATCAAAGTATGAAGTGGTCAGTGCAGCGGACCCATCATGTGGTGTATAACTTGTAGCTAATGGATTCTGTGATGAGGCGACAGAACCAATTCTAAGACCAGTTGCTTTAAGAGCAGGCCAGACAGATACTACATCTTGTATACTTATATTTGATTGCGCTCCAATATTATTTCCATCTGGCTCATTAAATGTTAGAATTTCAGTTGATCCTGCTGGAATCTGAGAAATTTTACTTGCATCTGGAAGACCCCATATCATAGGAGTAAATGGTATATCCGAAAGAGTTGTTGACCCATGAAGTCCCCATGTATAATACCAACCCAAGTTTAGACTTTTCATTTGTTCGTCAAAAAGTGAATTATTTTTCAAACCATAAACAAAACCCTTCTTCATTATTTATGTAGACAATATTAAAGTTTAAACTGTACTAATATCTAATGAAGACTGCAATCATTACTGGAATAACTGGCCAAGACGGGAGTTATCTTGCTGAGTATCTTTTGGGACATGATTATGAAGTTGTAGGAATAAAACGTCGAACTTCAAATCTGAAATCAAATGTTTGGATTCAACCGCTTATAGATCAGAATAAAATTACACTGGTTGAAAGTGATTCATGTGACGCAATGTCAAATAATGCAATTCTGAAAAAATACAAGGACTCTGATTCGATTGAGATATATAATCTCGCAGCTCAATCTCATGTTCATACTTCTTTTGAACAACCATATTACACTTTCCAGGTAAACTGTGTGGGTGTACTCTCATGGTTAGAGGCGATTCGTCAATGTGATTTTAGCAACAAAATTAAATTTTATCAAGCTGGAACTTCAGAAATGTTTGGAAAAGTCACAGAGACTCCACAGAATGAAGATACTCCTTTTTGGCCTCGAAGCCCTTATGGTGTTTCTAAGATGTCAGCATATTGGGTCTGCCGTAATTATCGCGAGACTTATGGTCTTAAGATTTATAATGGAATTCTTTTTAATCACGAGTCTCCTCGTCGGGGTGAAAATTTTGTGACTCGAAAAATTACAATTGGATTGAATAATCCACCTGTAATTCTTGGAAATCTTGATGCAAAGAGAGATTGGGGTCACGCCAAGGATTATGTTCGGGCAATGTGGTTGATTATGCAACATCCAGATCCACAGGATTTTGTTGTTTCTACAGGAGAAACTCGCAGTATTCGTGATTTTGTAGAGGAGGCTTGTAGGGCTCGTGGAACTCCAATTTTCAATTGGATTGGGAATGATGGATATGACCGAAATGCCAATCTTCTTGTTACATCTTCAAAAGAATTTAAACGTCCTTGTGAGGTGGATTTTCTTCAAGGTGATGCTTCAAAGGCGAATCGTCTATTGAGTTGGTATCCCAGAATTTCATTCAAGGAGCTTGTTCATGAGATGGTAAAAGCTGACCAGATTCTTTCTCCATCCGAGTAATTTGTTCTTCTGCCCAAGCAATATCTTCTTGTGTTTTCAAATATTTATCCATCCAAATTCCAATAATAACAAGAAGTACATATTTTTCATACAGTGTAAGACCCCTGAGTGCTTTAAGAGCCTCAAACATTACTATTTATTACTTTAATATTTTTAAATAGTAATGAAAACAATCTGGTTGTTGTTATTTATTGTAAGTGTACTTCTTCTCATAAGAAGTGTTTCAAAAATGGAAAAGAAACATTACACCTGCATAATCGTTGTTGTAGCAAGTAACGATTATAACAATTGTAGAGAAGTTTGGAATAAATATATGAATAAAAATGAAAATGTTAAAGTATTTTTAGTGTATGGTTCTAATACTTCAGAAGGTATTGTACCAACT